CTTCTATGCAGATACATCATTCAATGGTGTGGGCATTCCTTGGGAAGAGATATTGGAGTTTATAGTTTAAAGTTTATAGTTTTGACTGAGCAGGAGATTTACTTGGAAAGGAATGACTGGACAAAACATGTAATGTACGATGTCCACTCAAAGGATGCCATGAAGGTAAGAAGGCATCTTCGGGATTTGGGGTGCAGCGGCATTCCTCTCGAAGATGCCTGTAATCTCGTGCTCGAAGGCGAAGCAAACAAAGGGATAACCTATTCTAATGTTGATGTTCGTAAATCGGTAGTTGTTATTGGATGGGCTACTTCGAGGGCAGAGTATATGAATAGCCTCAGCCACGAAATGCTGCATGTGGTTCAGCATATTTCCGAGCAGTTCTTGATAAATATGTATGGGGAGGAGGCTTGCTACTTGCTTGGTGGGTTGGTGCAGGCTTGCTGTAAAATAAAAGGGTGAATCTTTCGACTCACCCTTTTTCTTTATCTATATCTATATGGTTTACTCCCCATACTTTGGCTTCTCATACACCAAGTTATGCTCATCTACGTAAGCCTTGGCTTCTGGATAGGTGTCAAACTCTACTGCGGTGGCATTTACTGCTGGGAATACCTCAGCATTGTCACCTTCCTCTGTGAGAGGGAACACCATTTTGGTTCCCTCATGTACTACCTTAAACTTCTTTGTTAACTTATTCATATTAATACTGATTAATCATTACACTAAAACCTTTATTTTGCAGAGTGCTTAAAGCTGAGTCCGAAGCACTTGTTCTGCTAGAACCATCCTGTGTATAAATCGAGATACTTCTTCGATATACTGAGTCAGATTGAATATTCTGATTTGCAGCATATATAAGGAAATTATCAACATCAGCACCTGTGGCAAAGTTTACTTTTCCAGCAACGATTACATTTGACCCTTTAGAATTACTTCCATACGTATACACAGATGGCGCTATTGATTCAACATATTCAAGATGTTCTAAATTAGATAAATCTCCTGTCAAGTGTGCCTTATTTGAATAAAGGAGAATAACTTGTGAGAGATTATTGATAGAACCTTTTATATTATTATCATTTACTATTCCTGTTCTAATAGTACTAGCCGATGTTATGTTGGAAATATCACCATATATTCCTATAGCATTGTCTATATTTACTGTTTTAAAGGTACCATTTGTTAAGTCACCAGATACTCTTTCGCAACTAATTGAATCAGGTAAATAATCTGTTTTAACTTCTTGCAGGTTAAATGATGGAACCCCCGAAAGATATTGACAAAAATCAGGAGACAGACCAGAGAAATATTTATTCAGTTCAAGGTCAATAATATCTTTTTTACCTAACTTTGTTGTATTATACCCAAAAGATACTACATTTTGTTTTCCAACAACTTCTATGGTTGTGTACTCATCTTTTACATTAGGTGTAATAGATATCACATTTACATTCTTTAAATACGTAACTATACTCCCATTAATGGTAATTGGTTTGGAAGCATAAACGTCCACAGTTTTTCCATCTTTGATACTTATTGACAGGTTTCCACCTTCAATACTACTTTTAATTTTGAATTTAAACCCATTTAAGTGACACAAATTACCATTATTGGAAATTGATGCCAGTTTTGTTACTAAACATTTTCCCATAATTTATAATATTTATAATGTTATTATTAATTGTTTCTTGTATAGTTATATAATTTATCCATGTTAACTACATTCTCTTCAATCCATTTCTGTACTCTATAAATACTATCACAGTGTTTGAATTCACTAATTGGAGAATAAGTACTAACAGCATGTGGAGTATTTACAGATAAAGCAGATGTCGCTTTTATACACTTGTACTTGAAATAACACATCTGTGCATTAAGACCAAATGAAACTACATCACCTACTTCGTATGCTTGTGTAGCATCAAATGTCTCGGATTTATCTGTCTGAGGATTTCCATTATCATCAAAAACTGATTCCCAATATTCACTTCGCACAATGCTATCTGCAATACATGGAGAGTCTGCCCATTTTTTGTACTCTTCCTTAAAGAAATCTGTACCTATACGCATACACCAGTCTTGGATAAGATAGAAAATGTTATCAGCAGATACAATGCCTAAATCAGCAAGACGTTTATAACGTTTTGAGAGTTCTGTAGCATAATACTTTGTGATAAATCCATTAGGCCTAGAAGTGGATGTATTTATGTGAATAGTAGGTGTGGCTTCTATTTGATTACCTTCGTAATGAGCACCAAAAGACATATCACAGTCATAAAGTCCAACCCACCATTTAATTCCATCATAAGTAAACCATTGCCAGTTTTTACTAAATCCATCAACGTTTTTAATCAGGTCTGATACTATGATATAATCAATAAGATTTTCTACATCATAGTATTTTTCAAACACTGCCTTGAATGCTTTCAAATCCTCATCTGTTTTGCTTGATACCTCGTAAGTAGAGGCAGCATCCTTGATGATATTAATTGTATTTGCGAAGTCTTGAATATACTTTTTGACCTTGGCGGTCATTTGTAAGTTCTTCTTAATCTTTGAAGAAATAGCAGTGCCATCAGGAAGTTGTCCTGCTGCTATCCAAGTGTTGACATCATTCTCTCCAGCAATCTCCTCCTGCTTGGTATCAGCGTCATACTTATTACCCCCAATAGCATAAAGGTTTTTGGGGTTGCGTATTTCAAACTGAGACCAGTCTATTTTGTCTTTTCCATTAAATATTGTAGTAGCATTAAGAACGCCGTCAAGATGCACGTGCTCAGCAGTTGATTTATCCATGTGATAATTATCACGATGCTTCTTTAACTGAAATGAGAAGATACCATAGAAATCTCCATTAAGATATACTGCAACTGGGAATCCATCAGGAAAACAACGTGCTCCTGTATCTGTAAGAAGTTCATAATCCCCTACATACGGATTACCAAGGCTTTTTGTAGTGACCCCTATTTTAGACATGTCAAGAAGAGCCTTTTTCCAAGGACGGTCATACATATTTCCTCTTGTGCGTACAATCTGGTCATATAGCTTGTAAGACACTGCTCCAACACCACGGAAGAAATCAGTATAATATGCTTTCATGTGGAAGCTGTCTTGCGGAACCCAATTTCCAATTCTTACCTTTGGAGTATTATCACCAATCCACTCATCATCACAAAGGTCAATGGCTACGTTTTTCTTAACAAAGTGCATCGAAGATTGTCCCTGTGCATTGAGAATAGCATGTTTCTTAAAATAGTTTCCCTGCATGTCCCAAAACTCAAGAAAGGCTTTCTTGTCTTGTGTTTTAGTCGTAGGCATGGAATCAATATTAGAGACATTAATAATTCCAAAGCGAGGTTCTGGTATTTGTATGAAACTGCTTTCACTCCAATCAATAGGCGTTTTAACGTTAAAACCGTTTGCTTTGAGAGCATCTTGGATATTGTTTACACTATTGCCTTTGAGATTAATGTTTGATACATTAAGGTTAGTAACCTCCATATCATGCTCATGCTTTTTTCCATCAGCATCACGATATGACATCACTTTATCATCTGCATCTATTGTAATTTCAGTTCTACCCTCAGGGTCTTCGATATGAGAAAACTCTGTTGGGATAGTCTCAGACTTGGCATTATGAATATAGTGACTACCATCTGCATTTGTTGCAGACAATACATTACCTTCTGCATCAGTCTCTACTGCCATATACTCAGGATTCTCCTGCAAAGAGAAAACGTCAAGAAGTTCTTTGAGGTTGGTATCTATTGTACCTACCTTCTCCTGCAAGGATTCAAGGTCTGCTTGAAGCTGAGAGATAACTTGCTTCAAGGCATTAACAGCATGGATTTCGCCAATGATTTGTCCGTCTCTTCTGATACCAAAGAGTACATGGTTAGCAGCATCAAGCCAGACTGCGAAGAACTCTTCATTCTGCTCAACGTGATACATTTCATTGAGAGGATAATAAGGCTTGCCAGTTGCTCTGTAGAAACCAAAGAGAACCTTATCCTCTGAATCTACTACAGCCATGATAAACTCTTCATTCTCTATTACCCTAAAGCATTCCTTTACTTCATCCTCAATGAGAGACTTACCTTCCTCTTTATCAACCTTCCTTTCCTGCAAAGCGGTAATGATTGCCGTCAGCTCTTCTTTTGCACTATTGATGGCTTCCGTAAGGTCTATCTTATCCTGCTGACACAGGTTGATAAGTTCCTGCAACTTGGCTCTGATTGGTGCAGGAATACCCTTGCCCCACTCGATGGAACCATCAAGCTGGATTCCAAACAAGAAGTGGTCTTCTGCATCTACTATTGCCTTGATGAACTCAGGAGACTCAATTTCACGGAATGGAAGAGCAAACTGGGAGACTACCTTATCCTCTGAATCACCGAACTCTTGGACAATATTTTCCTTGTTGAACTTCTTGCTTGCAAGTTCATCAATGGCTCCCTGTGCAGTGACAGAATCAAGACCACTCTCTGTGTTCTCGTATGTTACTGCTGAGGCTTGGCTTGCACCACCACTTGCGGAAATGCTCTTGATAGCTTTCTCCATCTGAGTGCTGCGAGTCTGCAACAATGAAATATCATCATCGTTGGCAATGATTTGCTTCTGCTTATCGTCAATCTGAGACTGGAGGTCTGTGTCCTTCTCTTTCAGTTGCTTGACAGACTTATCTACATCTTGGATAATCTGAATTAAATCCTCAGGGAGACCAGTGGCGGCTTGAATGGTTTTACGAAGCTCTGGATCAAACTTCTCGATGCCAAGCGTATCGTCTGCTACCTTTTCATTTGTAACTGAGCTATCATTTATTTTCTCCGTAGTTACAGATCCGTTGGCGAAATGCTTGGTCTCCAAGGATGCCTCACGAACTACTCTGCCATCAACCGACTGATTGCCAAGTTTCGGGTTTGTAATAGCTCTCTCCTCTACCTTCTCAGTTGTTACAGCACGATCATTGAGCTTCTCTGTGATGATAGCCTTATCCTTAACCTTATCGTAGGTGACTGCCTCTGGTGAAAGTTTAGAGTTATCTACCGATTGGTCGGCGATTTTCTCACTGGTTACATTCTGGTCGGCGATTTTAGAAGTTTCCACAGCACCTTCGGCTAACTTCTCGGTCGTGATATTCTCATTCGCTATCTTCGAAGCCTTGATTGCTCCATCAGGTAGCTTATCCGTAGAAACCGCACCATCAGCGAGCTTCTCGGTCGTAACATTGCCGTCACGAATCTTGTCTTTCGTGATGGCTTGGTCGTTGATGTCGTCTGTTTTCATCATCGGCACCATGCAACCTAATTTTGGATCATCTCTAAATGTAGGCATATTTGATTTCTTTTGGTTCTGATGAAGTGAATATCTGAATCTTTATGGTTTCGGGAATCACCCGAAGGCGAAGCTTGAACTCACTGGTGTTCTTGTGGGCACGAAGGGGAACTCTCGGTTTCTTTCCATCGCCCCTATCCTGTCTGATTACCAGCTTTCCTGGGCGCTTGAGCTTAATCATCAAGTAGATGTCACGCTGCAAGGTTATCTCCGGGGAGACCCATGCCAGTTCTTCTTCGCTATAATTCGTAGATACATACTCCATGATTTCATTATTTTGATGTTTGACTAACGCCTAGCTGCTGCAAGGCTATCGAGTACATTTGCGTAGCCTTGGTATCATCGTAGGCGGAAAGCAATAAGAAGGCGAGATAGTAGATGAAGGCATTCTTCAAGCGGTCTGGGATAGCTACATCTGTAGAATCGGACGTGCTTACGTTCTTCGGAACGCCAATATAGGAAATGACAGCTTCCGTAGGCTTGGGCTGCAAGAGAATTTTCAGAGGATTCTCACGCATGATAGCCGCCTGTGGTCGGTCGATGGTTCCCTTTGCCGTATCATCAAACATCATGACAGCCTCATCCTCGGTATCTTCTATAGGCACTACTGCCTTGTACCAGTCCTTGCCACGAATGCGAGAGATATTGATTACCTCGGTATTGGCATCCATCGTAATGACACCAATGCTTTTCTGAGCATCGTAGTCCTGCACTTGGAGGGTGGCAGAAGAAGTACCTATCTTCTTGGAGTCAACCAATGCAACAGAGGATGATGCGGTAACGGCAATCCAATGCAGGGCATCATTGATTTTTGCCTTGATGATGTTGTCCATATACAAATCATCCTTCTCATCTGTGATTGATGAGAAGTTGTTGGATTCCTCGTCTATGCACCAACGGACTGCCTTTATGATGTCTTCTACCTTCATTTTACCTTATTATATATGTTACTCCTTGCCGTAATCAGGGAAAACAAGACCAGCCTTGTCTGCATGCTTCATGGCAGTTTCAAGGGTTCTGCAATCCTTATCAAAACGGCTATTTACGTAATTGATAACCTCTTCTGCCGTGCGGATGCCGGTTACCTCCTCCTTCTGAGCTTTCTTTGCAGGCTTCTTTGCAGGCTCATTTACAAGCGCCTCTTCCTGCACAATATCCGACTCTTCAAGCGTTGTACGAATACAAGTAACCTTTCCGCTCCTTACCAATTCATGGTTATCCAAAAGGTCTTGCGCATATTTGTTGCGAAGAGTAAGCTCTGGGCATTTGCGCATGTAAGTGTTGCCATGAGTAAAGTTGTAGCGCATAGAATTACCGCCAGCACCGGAAATCGTAAGGCTTACATTATTACACAGCTCGTTATATCTATATGTCTTAATCATTATTTTCTATTTTAATAACAAAGGGACAGGGCTATTAACTCCTGCCCCTCTGCGTGATTTATATGTTAAAGATGAAAAAGATGCCTTATGCAGCAACGTCCATGCCGGCATACAAGTTCCACTTAGTACCATCGTACTCGTAAACCTTGCCCTTCTCGTAGGTTGTATCATTCTTGGTGTAATCCTCTGTCAAAGCCACCTTCATGCCCTTAGAAGCAGTATCAGGGAGAGTCTTCAGAGATATGATGCTGTTCACGATACCAGTAACACCAAGATTGGTGATGAATGACTCTGGACCGACCAGGATAGAGTTGTAGCCACGAAGAGCAATACAATCTGCCTCAATGTGCATGTATCGCTTAGCCTCACGTGGATCGTAGCCATCCTTGCTCATGTCATTGGTCTTATCCTTGCCCTTCTCCTTCACGTAGTGGCGAGCGCCCTTCAAGTCCATACCAACCATGCAGTCTTCCATGTGCATCATGTCAAGAGTCTGATCCCAAACGAAATCAATAGTACCATAGTTATCAACGTAGCGAGAGAAGGTAATGTCGATTTCCTTGTGGGTAGAAAGAACCTCGGTGCGACCCTTAGGAATCTCAATGTTCATCAGGCGCTTGATTGCGTTCTTGCCACAGAACATATAGATATGGTCAGACTCAGAGAAGTCTGTGAACATCAACATACTGATAGCGGTCAAATCCTCGTACTTGTAAACCTCACCGATGCCATACTGGTTGGTCAGCTGATTCAAGATACCCTCTGCGAAGTAGGTGTACTCATCAGCACCATCATTTGTGGTAGAGTGAATGCGAGCCTTGGTACCCATCCAGTAAGAACGCTCAGCACGCATCTTATACTTGTTGAGTGCATCTTCCTTCATATCCTTCACGGTATGAGGAATCTTCTTCTTCATGGTCTCGAAGTCCTCGGTGAAGACGATAGAGAATGCTCGCTTCTGGAGATAAACATCAGCAGAACGTGGCTGGTAGTTCTCAGCAGGAACCTTCATCTGAGATTCAGAGAGCGCTGTAGAAGCTGCCAAAATAACTGTACTAACAGGAATATCCGGGCAAGTCATGTTTTCCAAGAACTCGCAATCGGCATTCTCTTCGTTAGCCTTACCGTTGATAGCCTGCAAGGTAACCTCAGTACCAGACTTATTGGCGCTGGTAACAAAGAGAACCAAACGGCCCTCACGTACCGTAGTAGAGCCACGCTTGTAACCAGCTACGGTAGGAACGATAGCAGTAGAACCCTCGTAGAATGGCTTCAAAGAGCCTGAGAAGTTGGTCTTGGTAAGCTTGATGGAAGCACCGGCAGTAATTGGCTGTGTAACCTCACCGTCCAAGGTCTCGCCACCATAACGAGCGTGCTTCTTCTTGTAGCCAGTACAAGGAACAGTTGTGGTAAACTTCTTGACAATAGAAAGGAGAGGTGTATGATATGGGCGGAACTTGGTTTCACCCGTGTCCCAGTCTTCCTCTTCAAGACCGCCTCGGTCCATCTGCGTAGCTGAAGCCTGCGTACCAGTCAAAGACTGACCAGCAGTTTCACCGCCAGGGGCAAGCAAGTCGTTTTTATCCTTATCTACCTGCTCATTGGCAGCAGTCTCTTCGGTTGTTGCAGGCTTAGAACCCGGCTCGTTCAAGTCAGGTTCAACATCATCACCAACAGCCATTGCGCCACCGCCTGTAACAACAGCAAGAAGCATCAGAATCATCTTAAAGATGAACTGACGATCAGAAAAATAATTAATTACTTTCTTCATTTTATACTTATATTTATGGATTAATAATCTTGTGTTAACCAATATCATCAAAGAAGCTGGATGCTCTCTTCTTAGTTTTCTTCTTAGCTGGCTCGTTTCCAGCACCCGAACTAGAAAGTGAAGGAGGAATACCCTCGTTTGCGGAAGAGCGGACCTTATTCTGAATCTTCTCGTTTCTAGCCTGCATAGCCGCCTCGTCTCGGGCAGAGGAAATATCAGAATCGTAGTTGTTGGCATTATGGAGCATCTTCCAAACATCATCTGGGATGTCACCGCTCTCCACCTTGTCGTGAATCTCGTAAATCTGCTTCCACATATCCTGAGCATCATCTGGGTAAAGCTTAACCAGGCGTTCGATAGACTTGCGCATATTTTCCGTAACCCTTTCGGTTGCTTCATTCTGCTCGGCAACTTCCTCATTGTGCTTTGCAAGAATCTCGGCGAGCTTCTTGCCGCCCTCTGGATCTTCGAGCAGAGCCTTGATGTCGATACCAAAGCGAGCCATCGCATCAAAAGGATTATCCTCTGGATTCTTCTCCATGTCAAATACCCATGCAGCGAGCCACTTGTGCTTGTCGAACACTTTAGACAACGCCTTTCCGCTCTCCTCGTATCGTCCGAGCGTATCAGCATCATCATTCATAGCCGCATAACGAGCTTCCTTATCCTCGAAATCAATGTCGGCATGACGCTTCTTGAATCGGTCGGAGAAAGCCTTGCGGTTAGGGCGGTCCTCTACTGGTGGAATTTCTTCCGCAGCCTGTTCGGGTGAAGGAACCTGCTGTTCAGATTCTCCACCTGCATTCATCTGTTCTAATTCTTCCTTTGTCATATCTTAAACTGTTTGAAACGTTGCCGCAAAGATGCAAAGAAAATGCAATTATATTTCCGTGTTTCCGTGACAATAGGCAAACACACGGAAACACGGCAAAGAAAAAGGGATTTAAGACTATTTTTGCGCCTATAAATTAATAATGTGTAAACAAATATGGTTAAGGCGAAATTATTAACACTTAGCAAGGTGATGCCTCAGCGCAACAGATACGATTCCGTGAAGGCTCGAAAGAAGCGGCAGGAGCACGGAAAGGACTGGGAACTGCTGACCCGAAGCAAGAATGCCTGGAACAATCTGAGCGGCGTGAGGGAGACCCGAGCAAGAACGATGAGATACTGCAACGGAGACCAGTGGAGCGACACCATCAGGGTGTATCATCATGGCTACTGGGAGGAAATGACGGAGCGCACCTATATGGAGCGGCGCAACCAGACCCCTATGAGCAACAACATCATGATCAGTATCTTGGAATCCATCGCAGGACTCTATTCCAAGCAGGGTACGGAGCCAGTATGCTTTGCAAGAGATAATGACTCCCGACAACTGAGCGACATGATGAGTGCTACGATGCAATGCAACTGGCAGACCACCGGTATGCAGGATTTGCTGAATCACCTCATCAAGGACTACTTGCAGGGCGGTCAGATGTTTGTGAGGGAGAGCTGGGAAGACCGAGAACTGGAAATGCCTGATGCTTGGACGGACGCAATGGAACCTGACCACATGTTCTTCGAATGCGGAAGTGACCCAAGACACAATGACGTTTGTCTGATAGGCTGTCTGCATGACGTAAGCAAGGAAGACTTGTATCAGAAGTTTGCCCGCAGGGAATACGGATTGACGGTTAATGACTTGAACAGTATCTTTGACATTCATGATGTAGATGATAGCAGTTATGGCTACGAGTTTAACGAAGAGAAGGCTTTGGAAAATCTCAGCTTCGATTATACCAACAAGGGAAGACACTACGTAAGAGTGATTGAGGTATGGACCACGGAAACCAAACCGAGACTGCAATGCTTCGACCCTATTGCCAAGAACATGAACAATGCTTGGTTCCGTGTGGATTTGGAAGACACGGCAATGATAAACAAGCTGATTCAGGAGAACGAGAAGCGAAAGAAGCAGTATGACGAATACGGTGTGCCGGAAGAAGACCGTGCCTATATCACATCGGAAGATCTTTCAGATAAATACTGGTACTACACCTTCATGGCTCCTGACGGTACGGTTCTTTGCCGTGGTGAATCTCCTTACGATTTCAAGAGTCACCCATACACCATGAAGCTTTATCCTTTCATCAACGGAGAGATTCATCCGTTCATGACCAACGTGATAGATCAGCAGCGCTACATCAACCGCCTGATTGTGATGAACGATATGAGTATCAGAAGCAGCTTCAAGGGATTCAAGATGATTCCTACAACCGTACTAGGTGGAAGGACACCAGAGCAGTTCATGGAAGAGGCAATAGAATACGATGGATGGATATTCTATACACCAAAGAAAACAATGCCAAACGTGAAGCCAGAGATTATTACTTCGAATGCGGTAAATATCGGAACCAACGAACTCTTGCAGATAGAACTGAACCTTATCAGAGAGGTAACCAACGTAAGCGGTGCCTTGCAGGGCAAGACTCCTTCGGCTGGTACATCGGCTGCAAGATATGCACAGGAGAGCCAGAACGCTACCACTTCACTCTATACCATCCTATCCGATATGGAAATTTTTACGGAGAAGCTGGCAATGAAAAAGTGCTCAGTTATCCAGCAGTTCTACGAGGACGGAAGAAAGATTTTCAACAAGGACGGTCTGAACACCTACAGTTACGACAGACTATCAGCAAGAGACATTCACTTCAAGATAAGCATCAAGAATGCAGCGGCATCTGCTGCCTACAACACCTTACAGAATGATGACTTGAAGGAGTTGCTGCAAATGGGTGCAATCAACCTGATTCAGTACTTGCAGAACGTGAACAAACCATTTGCCGACAAGCTTCTTGCCAGCGTGCAGGAACAGCAGGCGCAGTTGGAACAGATGTACCAGCAGCAACAGGCGATGGCTCAGCAGCAGGGCGGCGGTCAGGTAGAGAACGGCATCGTACAGGGTGCAGACCAGAACGCAGTGGCTCAGGCTATGAGCATGAACAATCAGTATTATCAAACAGCATAAGTTATGGCAGTAACAGAACAGACAATAACAATAGGGTATGCCGACATCAAGAGCAAGGTGAAGAAGCATTTCTCCATCATCGGAAAAAGACTTTCCGACAAGCAGGGGAATATCCTCTTTACCGGTGTTACCCTATCCTCGACCGAGGAAGACATATTAAATCAGTATGTGAAGGATGCGGCAGAAACATTCGTGGGCAACTTCGCTCCACTGATAGCCGGCTACACAGACAACACCGATGATGTGGTATTCACCTATCAGCGGAACAGAGTGAGCGAAAGCAAGGCGAACGCATTCTGTAGTCTCTTCAAGAGCTATGTGGTAGATTACGTAGCCTATTCTGTGTTATCCATGACCTATGCCGATTCTGCAAGGAAGTATGCAGACGATATGACAAATCATGTGAACTCTGCATTGAAGCTGATCTTCCAGAAGGATGCGCCGGCATCTGTAAGCGGAAACCTGACTGATATGACAGGAGAAGTAATTTTGAACTAAAAAGATAAAGCTATGATTATAAAATTTCAAATTGTAAAGTCGGTGGTGATTGGAGCCGTGAAGAGAGCCACCTACCTGAAGGCAAAGGTGGATAGTGCGGCTGACGAGAAGGCTATCAAGTTGGGATTCAATGAGGCTGCTGGTGATGATGAGGTTCACGAAGCAACGCTCACCCATGATTTTGATACGGCACTGGAGATTGTGAAGACACTTCTTGCCGAGTATCTGGTACCGAATGCGCAGACCATCGGTGACAACATTATCTACTACGACTCCAAGACGGATGATGTGGTAGAGTTTATCATCAATGCCTCCAGAAGATGCAACGGAACCTTGACCGATACACTTGCCCGACTGGTATCAAAGTATGTGGAAGACTATGTAATTTTCCAGTGGTGGTTAAAGACTACCAATCTGAAACAGGCAGAACCTTATCAGGCTTCACTCAGCATAGATGAGCAGAGCATCCGCAGATGTTTCGTACTGAGTGGTCCAGTAGTTCCAACCGTTCCTTATACCCAGCATCTGACTGCCAAGGTGGATGGAAGCTGTGGTGATGGAGCTATCACGATTGCCCTGGAGGAAGAGGACGTGAATATCTCCTACTCCATTGATGATGGCGCCATTGATGATATTGAGGCGAGAAGTAGCGACCCGAGCATCGTTGAGATTCAGCGCAGCCCAGACCCTTACACCTTCGCCCTGAAGCCAAGGAATACCGGTGTGGCAACCGTCATCCTCTTCTCACGACACAGCGACAACTTGAAGACAGAGGTGGAAGTAACCGTAGCAAAGGAGGTATAAGATGGAGTTCAACGCATTACACCCAACACATTTTATCCGTGAGAGAGGATGGAAGCCCGAGCCGAATCCTTTCCTCCCGAAGCCTCCACGCCCGGCACACAAGTACTACAGCAAGCACATCTTCATCTATGCCAACCAACTCTGGTATGATATTGATGCAACCACAAACATGGTGGGCAGGGCTAGACGAGGTAACCAGACCAATCAGGAAGACATCATCCCTACCAGCGAGAATGACAGGGAAAGACCGCTCTTCTACCGCTGGTTTGACAAGTATCTGAAAAAGACAGAAGGAATCCTCTCTGCCTACGTGATGAAGCCGCAGGGAGTGGTAAGAGACAATGCCCTGAAGGAGTGGGACGAGAAGGAAATCTGGCTGAATATGCCCGACTACTGGGATGATACACGGTATAACGAGCTGGTGAAACATATCCACAGCTACATCGTGGCTGGTGCTCTCTATGAATATTTCCTGCTTACGCTTACCAGCAAGGATCCGCTTACCGTCTCAAAGCAGGAGGAAATGAACGATGAAGAACTGGAGATACTGGATGCAGCGAGTGCCAGCAAAGCAGGAATGCTGGTTCATCCGCTGAAACCATTTGGATAAAAAGGAAGGAGAAGCTTATGGGAGAGTTTGATGATATTAAGTCGGTAAGAGAAATCATGCAGGAGAAGCGGGAAAAGGCGAAGAAGATTCTACCAGTGAGCAAGAGCGCACAGAAAGAGTTTATCCGAGACTTCCTAGCCCGACATCAGGATAAGTTTGAGGATTGTATGAACCAGTTGGCAGAATACGACCCGAAAACATACGTTACCATCTATGCTAACCTGACCAAGCACATGATACCAAAGCAGAGCGAGGTGAGCGTGACCCATGGATTGGATGAAGACTTCAAGCAGTTGGCTGCACTGGCACAGACCAAGACAGACGACAATGCCTTGGACGTGACTCAGGTGCCACAGATACAGGATGCAGATTTTGAGGAGATAAAGGAATTGGGCGATGGCATTAGTTAGAGAAGTAGATATTGATGGACTCGTAGCCGAAAACAAGCGGAGATACGATGAGATTTACGGAACCTACAACCCTTGGACGGGTGAAGGCTGCTATGATTTCGAGCACAGGGAGCTACTCGAACTGCCCGACTTCATGATCAAGAAGATGTGGGTTCCCAGAGAATGTATGCGTACCTTATTATATAGGGGGCTGAAACAGTTGGGCAGCATGAAGGAGTACATCATCCGGGTATGGGGCAAGGAGTATAACGAGAAGAGTTACTACACCAAGCAGTTGAAGATGGTGCTGACCTTCGAGATTATGAAGGTGAGATTCAGGGAAGACCCCGAGTTTGCCCTGTTTGCTACCGACAAGATTGAGGATAAGGTAACTGGCGATATGATACCTTTCAAGCTGAACTACCCCCAGCGCAAGCTCTTGAAGATTTTTGAGGATTTAAGAACCAGCAAAAGGGCTATCCGAGTAGTAATTCTGAAAGCCCGACAGTGGGGTGGTTCTACACTCACACAGCTTTACATCAAGTGGCTACAGGATTTCCGCAAGGACGGATGGAACGCCATTGTACTTGCCCAACAGAAGAATACTGCAAAGAAAATCAAGGCGATGTACAGAAAGGCATTGGAGAACCAGCCAGGCTGGACCATCGGAAGACCGGGAGCCAAACTTCAATTCTCTCCTTACGAGAACTCGCCTGATGATTTCCAGGTAACAGACGGCATGAGGGCAGTAAGAAGAAGTACGCTGACCGTGGCATCCTTTGAGAACTTTGACTCCGTACGTGGCAGCAACTTCCACTGTGCTCACTATTCTGAGGTGGCTTACTGGAAAAAGACCCCAGAGCATGATCCTGAGGGCGTGATTTCTTCTATCTCGGGTGGTATCAGAAATCAGGAGGATAACTTGGAGGTATTCGAGAGTACCGGCAAGGGTAACTCTGGCTTCTTCTATGAGAAATGCCAGTTGGCTATGGACCCGAAGAACAATGATGCCTATTCCTTCCTATTCATCCCTTGCTTCTTCATCGAGCACGATATGGAGGAAGTGAAGAGCGAACGAGCCTTTGCCAAATGGCTTTTGGAAAACAAGGATAAGAGTACCAATCCGAAGGGCTACCGAGAAACAGGAAAGTTCTTCTGGCGAATGTGGGAGAAGGGAGCCTGCTTCCAAGCTATCGAGTGGTACAGAAACTTCCGCAACAAGTTTACCACCCATTCCTTCTGTGCTACCGAGGCTCCAGTGGATGAGGAAGACGCTTTCCGCAACTCTGGTAATCTGGTCTTCAATCCCTACTCTATTGATGATTTGCAGAAGAAGTACAAGCGTGAGCCAATCTATACCGCCGACATCATCATTGACGGCAACAAAAATGAGTCTTCCATCGAAAAGTCGAAAATCAGCATCCGAACAGATGGTGATGGAGACTTGAAAATCTGGGCGGTGCCTAACTGCTTAAAAGTGGAGAACAGATACTTGGTGAGTGTGGATATTGGCGGCAAATCCTCGACTTCCGACTATACCGTCATGACGGTGATAGACAGATTCGACATGATGCCTTCCATCAAGGGCAAGCCAAAGGTGGTGGCAAGATGGCGAGGACACGTAAGACACGACAAGCTGGCGTGGATGGCGGCGGCATTGGCGCATTACTACGATGATGCACTGCTGGTAATCGAGAGCAACACGGCAGACCGAGAGAAGAACAACAATACGGAAGGCGACCACTTCGGAAGTATCTTGAACGAGATAGCTGACTATTACGACAATCTGTATCAGCGCACCACAAGTCCTGAGGACGTGAGCGATGATGTGCTTGCCAAGTATGGATTCCAGACCAATAAGCTGACGAAGGGTTGGGTGATTGATAATCTGGAGCAGTTTGTGGATGATATGCTCTGGGATGAGCCAGACAGAGAAATGTATCATGAGCTGAGAATCTACGAGCGGCATGATGATGGAAGTCTTGGCAATATCGTGGGCAACGGAAACCATGATGATGTACTGATGAGTACTGCCATCGGCTTGTGGGTAAGTGCCAACGATATGGAGAAACCGAAATGGAAACAAAAGGAAAGAACAAGCAGCGGTGGCGATGGCGTTCATTCTGCTGCGAAAATTTAAAGATATTGAGTTATGGAGAGAAACTTGGATAGAAAGACTTTGAGTTTCAGTAAGGGTATGACGAACGTACCGAGTGACTTGCTGAGTGAAGATAGCGAACTTGCCTATTCTCAAAATATCATATATAGGAATGGTGAAATGGTCCCGATTCAGAAGATGAAGCCTTTCGGCACGGTGGGCGGCACGATTCTGTTTGTCCATAAAATGGCAGACTTCGAGAATATCATTACCTATGACAAGTATGTTGGGGATAGTGGCGAGAATAAATATACCATCAGATGCTACAAGAAGAGCGACCTCAGCGCTCCGATTGGAGAATTTGAGGGAGAAGGAGAAGTGAAGGATGCACAGGCGGTGGGGAACACCCTGGTACTGGCTACAGATAATGGACTGAGATACATCCTTTATAAATCAGATACCTACAAGGATTTGGGAATGAATATCCCTGCCCTGAAATGCAACTTCACCTTCGAGAAGCCAACCAACAACTACATACCAGAAGAGAGTGAAAGAACTCTGATGAATGTTTCCAACGATGTAGATGGTCCAGATGGATGGAAATGCTATTATGATGCGAACGGAAAATTCCTGCATGCCGCTGGTGATGAACCTAGCGGAACGTTCCAGCAAGGTGTGTATCATCATTTCTCCATCAAAGTATCTGCAGACGGTTCACACGAAAAAGGATTTCAAGGAACGGTTCAAGGTCATGTTGCCCAAGCTGTCAACTGGGTAAAAAGCAAGAATATGTTTGCGTTCCCTTTCTTTATCAGGTGTGCATTCAGACTCTTCGATGGCTCTTATACCAAGATTACTACCCCATATATCTGCTATCCTACCATTAACAGAAATTGCCGTTTCAGCGCTGCGACTTTCGACCGTACCCATAACACGTATATGGATCTTAGGCAAATGACAGGAAAAGAAAGTATCTTTTACTTTATCGAGTATAGCGAACTGAAATTCAAGTTTGAACCGATAAGCAATGATTGGAGAGACATTATCAAGGAAATTGTAGTCTTTGCCTCTGATCAGGTCCTGCCATTCCGTTTAGATAGTGGTTGGAAATTAGTTTCTCCAGACGATACCTATATGAAACCTTCTGCTAATTTCGGCTACGACAAGTATAGAGAGCTTCCGTTTAACTACGACAAGCAAGCGATGGCTTCCCATACCATCACGGTACACAGCGAAATTCAGCCGGAATATAAAACGGACCAGGAAATCATAGATGAACTGCTGACAAAATCACAGTTCTACAAACTGTTTTCTGTAAAGGAATCGGATAAGGTTGTGGATGGAAACTGGCATTACTCGGTTAACGGAATAAAGGACGGAGATAGAATGTTCATTGCGAAAGGAGTTGTTGAGAATCTTACGACACAAACCCAACTGAATGTTGATGATTATTACGGATGGGCAAAGGCTACAGCAGAAAGACTGTACACCTATAACGGCAGACTTCAAGCTATCGGATTGTTGCGCTATCCATTTGGTGGTTTCTCGAATTTTACAGGAAGAGACTTGACTGACGACGATTATTACTATATGTACACCCATATTGTGACGAACTCTTCTGATACCTGGACGATGAATGTCGCTTCTGTGAATAAGTCATTCCTGCGTGGATGGATTTATTATCCAGACCCAAACGCTACGGAAATCATTCTTTATTCTGGTGGCAAATGCCTGAGAATCCCATTGGTTGTGCATCCTATGCTGAATGGTGCCTATTCGTTCACCAATCTTCCGTCAGCTGAAGGTGATGCGGAATTTGAAAACAAGACCGAAGACGAAATGCTAGAATTAGTCAAGAATCTCAATAAGCCAGAATATCTTGATTCCCAGATTTTCACTTCCGTAGTGAGCAATCCGTTTGTGTTTGAGGCATCGGGCGATAACACCGTGGGTACAGGAAAGATTCTTGGTATCGTGGCTAACACGGAGGCGGTAAGTCAGGGACAGTTCGGTCAATATCCTCTGCTCGTCTTTACCGATGAAGGCATCTATGCCATGAGCGTGAATGCAGAGGGTCTTTACTCCAGTATTCACCCTATATCCAGAGAGGTATGCAACAATGCAGATTCCATCACCCCTACCGACAAGGTGGTTTACTTTACTTCCGAGAAGGGATTGATGGCAACATCGGGCGGTGAGGCGATTTGCGTATCGGGGCAGTTGAGCGGTGGAAAGAACAGAGGATTGCCAAGCGACTTCCTGCCTTTCAAGACTTTCTTGGAGAACTGTCTGATAGCCTATGACTACAAGGCTTCGCTGCTGAGAATATTCAACAAGAAGACCAGCTATCACTATGTATATAATATGGTGGATAAGATTTTCTCTATCTCCCACAACTATACCAGCAGCAAGATTTTCTGTAGAACGGTAGTCAACAACTACCCCGACAATCTTGTGCAGCTTGATGATAGTACCGTTTACTCCCTTACCAACATTCCATTGGCAGAGGATGATGCCAACGACTATGACTGCGTAATGACTACCCGACCTTTGAAACTGGTCGGCTCTACCATTCTGAAATCATTGAGAGGCTTGAAGCATCTTTTCGATTCTGATGCCGGCACGGTAAGTGTAACGGTCTATGGCTCCAACAACGGCAAGGACTGGGTTGTGCTGAAGAGTCTCTTCGGCAAGCCGTGGAAATACTTCAAGCTGGAGTATTCTTTCAAGAACTTCAAGGCAAACGATTCATTCGCCGGGTCCATCATAGAGACTCAGAGCAGAAGAGAAGACAAGATAAGATAAGATAATTCCTTCCATAAGTTTGATAACATCAAGAAGGCGGCTACTCGTGATGAGCAGTCGCCTTCGACATTTAAACACTAACAAACTTATGCTGAACGTTTCCGTTCTATGTAGATTATGAACCATTCCATCAAATAACCTATGACGAAGCAATAAAGGTGGAGGCATCCGTTTACATTATTCAACAGCATCGTGAAGATGATGAAGGGTCCAGCCTTTTTGATTGCATCTTTCCATCGTCCAGTCCTGCCCCACATCACACCGAAGACGGCGAAGAGAAACCCAGACAAACCCATCGTTGGCTCGTTGACGAACATCGGCAGATAACTGGCTGCTACGGCTACCGCAAAAGCCTTGACAGGAGAAATCCTGCCCTTGATCTGCCAGAGTACTAGCAGATTGATGGCAAGATGAAAGCCATTGACGTGGAAGAAGCTGTACAGTAGATGATTCTCCCAGGGGCATCCGTGATAGAAGCCTATGTGCCAAGTGCAAAGAACGATGCAGATGAGGGAAAGAAATGCCTTCAATCTGAAACTATTCATGCTTACCATCCCTGTAACCTTTCCCATATCGCTTGCAATTATAGAAAATATCCTCAGCTGATCGAGGAGACAGAAAGAACTCGGGGGCTGGCTCTCCTACCAGAAACTGGCAGATGAAATGGAGCGACTGCCCGATAAACTCCTTCTTCTGAGATACTGCGTTCAATCTATCGAACAGAGAATAGTACATTCTCCTTCTCGGTTCCGTCATGGCATCCACCTCAGAGAAATCGCCTACCACCATCTTTCTGAGTTTCTCGAATGCCTGCTTGGGATTCACGTAATATCTCGGTGCGGGATGAGATACTATCTTCGCCCACGCTTCCTTTGCGGTGTGGCAGGTTGGTGCTACCTCACGATAAGTCTTCATAAGGTCTTCCCGTTGCTTTTCCGTCAAGCTATAATTGGTTTTCGTCATACGCTTTACTCGTTAAATCGTACTGCAAAGGTACGAATAATCTAGAATACGTCCAAATAAATAATATATTTTAATATTTTGCTCACTTTTTATGGTTTTGTGCAGAAATCTTTTTATCTTTGCACCGACTGAAACATTTAGCTACCGTTTTCTGAGAAACAGCAACTGAATCAACTGAATTTACTTAAAAATGAAACAAGATGAAAAAGAGTATTGACAACGCTCTCTCGGAAGAGGAGCAAAGGATGGTTCTGCAAGGTTTGCTGAGCCGCAAGATTTGGAGATTCTATGAACTCCTGTCTAAATGGGCGCCCATACCGCTGATGCTAGGGCACTGGTATGGAGTTTGGGACTATGGACATTGTCCTAGACCTGCCATACTTGATACGAATGATAACGGAAACTGCATCATCTGGATTTACTTCCTGGCATACATTTATATGCCACTCTGCATGCTACCAGTGAGTTTCTTCTTCAGATACTGCTGGATTTTCCGCATCCCATTCTTCTATTTCATTGGCGTCAATGCCATCAGACTGTATTATCAGCACTGGCTCATCACTCCAGACCAACTGGAGACGCACCATGTATTTATCATTTTTACATTAATATTATATGCCTATGGATTTATCAAGATCGCTATCACACGTAGCAAATGCCGCATTCCAGATGCTCCAGAACGAAGAATGCGGTTTTTCGGAAGAGGAAGAGAGAATCGTACAGAGAAACCTTCTGTACTGGATGGAAAGAAGACATCACTTTGATGAGAAGCTGGGAAGAGCCTGCATCGCCAACATCTACTATTTTAAGGATGATGTGACCAAGGAGTATGCTCCATTCTTCGGTTACGAGGAAATGAAGGAGGAGTACGACAAGCAGGCTTGGATGATTCCCGACTACACGATGTGGGATTTCGCCGTGACCATGAACAAGATGTTTGCAGAAAACATTGATGTGATTGGGAAATGGTCGAGAAGCAAGGAAACCTTGAAGAAGAGAATCTCCGAGCTATCAGTGAGTTTCCTCTGCGACGAGTCAACCAATCACCCCACCGATAAAATTTGGTGGTACATGAACAGTTAGACGGAAACACGGAAAAAGCTATCTGAAAACCCCTTATCTTTGCGCCATTAATCAATATTAATGGTATATATGACAGAGATTATTCATACATTTTTGCAAGAGCACCTGTACAGATCGGCATTGGTTATTGCCATCTGCATGGGTGCTCTTATCATTTCTATGGGCGTGGACCTGTTCTTTGGCATCAAGAAAGCGAAGGAGAACGGGCTGGCTACGACAAGTACAGGATTCAAGAAGACTTGCGACAAGGCGAGGAAATGCTTCTCGCCCTTCATGGTGACGGTCTGTATAGACCTGATAGCCTGTACGGTTCTCCCATTCCCTGTCTTCTCTATGATATGGGCAGGCTATTGCGTGTTCTGTGAATTTGTAAGCGTAAGAGAGAAGAGCTGGCAGAAGGCTGAGATACGGAAGCAGGAGAAGACGGTAAGCATTCTTCTGGAGAACAAAGAGGACCTTGCTAGGGCTTTTGCCGAGATTATGAAGGAACTGGAAAAGGAGAAGGAGGGCAAAGTATGAGACTGATTGAGAAAATTTTCGTTCACTGTACTGCCTCTTCTCAGAAATGGGGCGTGAAGGAGCTTTGGGATGAGTTCAAGCGCAAGGGTTGGAAGAACCCCGGCTATCATTATGTGATTACCAAGGATGGTGCCGTACACCAGATGTTACCGGTAGAAATGGTTAGCAACGGTGTGAAGGGATATAATTCTACTTCCATCAATATTGCCTATGTAGGCGGTATCGACTCGAAGGGAAAGGCTGTAGATAACAGAACCAAGGAGCAGAAGGATGCACTGGTTACCCTGCTTAAACAGCTGAAAAAGAAATATCCGAATGCGGAGATTATGGGGCATCGTGATATTTGGGGGGCAGACAAGTCGAAGTGGAAGAAGATGTGCCCTTGTTTTAATGCGAAAGAGGAATATAAAAATCTATAGCGTATGAAGTGGTATGACATAAGATTTTGGAAATGGGCTTGCATCGGTTTGGTGGTTGGAGTTATCCTGCTGGTATTCACTAGCTGCAAGACCAAGGAGTATGTGAAGGTTCCCGAGTATCATACTGAGTATATTGTGAGAAGTGATACTATCGCCAAGACGGATAGTGTGTATGTGAAGGATTCAGTGTATGTGTATCAGAAGGGTGATACAGTAGTGATAAGTAAGATTGCCTATCGCGACCGATACCGCAATATATATAAGGCGAAGCTTGATACCATCATCAAGCGTGATTCTGTCTCCGTGCCTGTACCAGTGGAGCGGCAGCTTACCAAGAGTGAGCAGAGATTAATGACACTGGGAAGATGCTATATTGGATTTCTTTTCCTGTTGGCTGTATGCGCCATCGGCTTTGCCTTCTGGTATCACAATAAAAAGTGCTAGCTTATGGGAAAGATTAGCGAAGAACTTCAGATGATAGACTCGCTCCTGATGGAATTTCATGAGCGGATTCAGTCGGGAAGATGTTTGACGAATAAGCAGCAGAACACGATGATGCTGAATTTCCTGCATCAGATTGCCAACAAGGATGAGCCGATCAGTAAAGCTGAGGCTTGCGGTTATGTCCAAGTTTCCAGGGCTACCTTTGACCGGCTGGTGAATGAAGGCAGGCTCCCTAAGGGACGGAAGCGCAAAGGCTGGACCGAACTTGTGTGGTATGAAAAGGATTTGGATAAGTACATAGATAAGTTGATTTAGGTATAATTTTAGGTTTTTGTTTTTATAGGTTAGACGTTGTTTATTTAGCTAAAAAATCCCCACCCGGCTGTGAAGCTAGGTGGGGATTGCAGTTTTACTCGCCAAGAATATCCTTGATTTTCTTTTCGATGTATTCGTCAGAAGTACTTTCCTTTACAAGAGCATCCACATCTGGTAGTTTGGCATCTACCTTATCTGCTTGCATTTTTGAGGTAAGCATACCCATTACCAGTTTCACCCAAGGGCTATTAGCCATGTTTGCCAATGAATCCTTTTTGATTTCATAGGCTTTCTTTAACTCTCCGTTATCACGAAAATATCTGAGCACTTCCGTTAATGCCAAGACAAAGTTCTTGTCTAGCATCGGGTTGCTCTTTGCCTCTTCCAGTTTAAGCATCAGGAAGAGTAATGATGAATGTAAATCTGTTTTATCCATAATTATTCTTCGTTACATAAAGTTTCTACTACCTTTGTTCTTGTGGTTTTTGCTGCAGAGTCATATTCGTCATGAAGAGCCCTTACCTCGCCTTTTTTGTTGGTAAAATAAACCACTCTACAACCATCATAGAAACGATATACGGTTATACCATCCGCAACAAACAGTTTCTCTACTTTAATTTCATTAATAGAGTCTGATTTTGGAACCCCAATTCCTTTGTTTTCGTTGCAAGAAACGAGCAGGAATATAACCGATACAAATAATAATATAATCTTCTTCATACGCTATTTCTTTTAATCGAATTTATTGCCAATAACGACCATATCTTCAGAAGAGTAATGAACTAAGAGACCTTGCCCAAAGCAGAAAGCTTTACTATCCCAATTAATATTGCCTATTCTTTCCGCATTGTTATCTTTGTACATAACTATATCCCCCTCATAGATAGGTGTTCCATTCTTGTCTGTCAGTCCTGTGAACATACAGACTGTTGAAGGGTTAACCTGATGTGCCTCGTTTCTATTAAGCATTGATTCACTCTGCCTATCCTCGATGATGTAAGTGTTACCACATTCAGCATAGAAGTAACCTTCTACCCAAGTGTTATTGTCAAGACGTTTACCCTTGAACTTGATGTCTTTTATATTCATACGCTATTTCTTTTTCCAATATTTACCAATTAAATAACCGATAACTCCGCCCATAAAAGCTATATATAGAATAGCTATGGTAAGAATAACATAAAATCCAACCATAACTATAATTCTTTAAAATACGACTTTATTTTATTCCAAACTTCCTTTGGTGAATAATGAAACATGACGTATATAGCAACAATCCCCAATGCTATTAAGAAAGCTGTCTCTATATCAAATCCTTCTCCTATCGGGTGTATTATATGATATGAGCCATCACTTCCATAAGATATATAACTATCACTCATAACTATTCTTATTTAAGTTCGACTGGTTCATCGCTCCAAGACAATTCTCTTCCGATGAGTTTCTTGATGCTTCCTTTAGGTAGCTCTACAGGTTCATCTTGCCAACTTCCTTCCATATCACCTTCCCAAGACTCTTTGTAATATCCTGCACGATGTGGCTTAAAGTTAAAAACAAGTTCTTCTTCGTGTTTACTAACACATACCCACGCCATAACTATTTAACTTTAACGTTATACACTCCATCAATGACCTCCACCTCATAACAATCGGGACAATAGTGTTTGCCATCTATCATTTCCCAATCAGAGTAATCACCAATATCAACTTCTTTGTTACTGAATAGTGCAGAGCAAGTATCTGTACCGCCAAATACTTCTCCGCATCTATCGCAAACAATCTGATACATTGTAATCGGTCTATACATAAGCTATTCAACTTTTACACCGAAGGGAGTTCCGTCGGCAAAGGTGAACCATTCAAAAGCCGTTTCAAAATCAAGACGCTCAACATCTGTCTCGATTCCGTCTGTCTTTATTCTTTGAATAATGAGGTAAACGTCCTTACTGCTTTCTATGACCTTGTATTTAATGAACGGCTCATGTTTTCTTATTTCTTGTAAGCATTCTTCTTCGGTATTGAATGGTCGGAACTTTGCTTCGCTTTGTTGTTTGATGCGGTATTCAATATTGCTCCAAAACTCAATCTCTTTCATTTCCGTCCAATCATTCATACCTCGCCAGCTTTTGCTTAATGCGCTCGGTTTTGTTCTACACTCAATTACCTTTCCTTCTGCAAATGCCTGAATAATAGGCAGCAAGACTTTTGCTTCTTCTCTTGTCATAATACATTCTTGTTTGTTTTGGCATAACTTTTGCTGTAAATTTAATGGCGATATTGCCAGATTTTTAAATGTACATTTAAGTTATGGTTAAAAAAGTTACTGTTGAAATCTGCCGTAGAGCAGACAATGGGCAAATCTGTACTCGTAATTATGCAGATAAGCACCCAAAGACAACTGTTATTGAACATCGTCAGCGCAGGACGAAGTAAGAATCTCCTCAATCTTTGAGGTAATGTAACCAATAAGATAGGCGTATGCTTCTTCATTCTCAGAACAAGGAGGTACGTCTATCTTATTCATTATCTCACAAGCAGCGTGGTAAATCTCATGCGCCAAAGTACCCTTATCTTTGTTAGTCTTAGGGACATTTGGTATCCATAAGATAATATTCCCTGTACTAAGAAGAACTGTTCTTCCAAGGATATTGTTATTAATATTCATTCCTCCAAGAATAGATAGAGTATCTTCTAAACCAAATCTTGAAATCAATTCCTCCTTTAGATAGTCGTAACTTCCAAAGTGAACCATAATGTCGGTATTGTATATGCCAATATTTATTATTTTGTTTACCTTATCCATATTCTCTTCTTTTTACCCTCTCCCTGTTGCCAAGGAGAGGGTGGTTAGTTACTTGTTTGGAATGCAACGATTCTCAAATTTCTTGTAAGCATCGAGATAGAACTCATTCTTGACTTTGTTGTATGTCACCTCGTAGTACATACCATCTGGAAGCGTTGTTGATAACAACCACTTCGCATTACCAAGAATGTAGCACTGCCATACTACAAACACCTCAAACTCTTGTTTTGGGTCACTCTTATCCAAGTGCTCCTCAACATACTTACGCACAAATTCACTTACTTTTTTATTCATATTACTTATATTTAATCCCATAAGGGATGGTTAGTTATTACAGCTCATCAAACTCTTTCTGAAATCTCTGTTTTGTTTCATTAAGAAACTGCTTGAATTTAGTCTCAAAATCCCTATCATACTGTGATAGTCCCCAAATAGCATCAGCAAGTCTGCCACTGTTTGATTTTGAAGACATATTTAATAGTTCATCTACTTTAGGAATTAAACTCTTGGCTAAGATATTTGCTCTTTCTAATTTGTCTATATTCATTTTACTATCTATTTATATCCTTTTCAGGATAGTTAATCACGCTGTCCACAATATACCTCAGTACTAGGTGGCTTTGGTAAATACATAAGATGATTATCAGCATATCTTTGAAATGCATCACAAAAAGCTTTCATAACCATCATATTTCTATAATAATCATGATATTCTTCTGAATTAATATCTGGTCTAGGAAATTCAGTATTCATTTTATCACTAATAAATTCATAACATTCATCAGTCATTTTATCATAATCATATTTAGGAATATCATATCCACCAAATAACCTATCTCTTGTTACATTACTCTTATTCTTTTCAATAAAAGTTTTCAAAAAATCTTCATAAGTCATATTTTATTTATAAGAGATAATTAATTAATCTGTATTATTGTATCAGGAGCGACGTCTCTAATGTTTCCATAACAAGTATACACTGCCTCCATAAAGTCCTTCTTTGTAAGGAATTCCTTGTCAGGAGACAATGTTATATCTATTGTGAACTTAATATGTTTCATACTTCTATCTATTTATGCCCGAAGGCGGTTAAACATTAAATCTTTCTGTCTTGATGAGATATTATCTCACACTCATTTCCTCTACTATTCCAATAGCCACATTCGTAACATTTTCTTCCATAGAAAGGGCAATGGTGGTTTACTTGTGTTGCTACACTCATACCTACACCTTCATTTCGTGATTAATTCCAAGACCGAAGAGAAGGTGCTGGAGTTGATGAACATATCTGATTTCTATTTTTCTCCAATTCAAGGGACAAGTAAAAACTGATGCTCCTTTCTGAAAGAAAAGTATTTCTTTGTCCTTAATTGCTCTATACATGATTCCTTTACTCACAATATTACTTAAATCATTAGGGTTTACATCTTCTATTTTCCATCCATTCTTCTCTAGAATCTCTGGGGTGAGGGGTATCGGTAAAATATCTCTGTCTGCAACAAAAGCTGTTTTTGTACTATTAGTTGAAATCAAAGCATAACATATCTTGTTTTGAAGAAAGTTTTCTTCAAAATTAACAATAGTATAAGTATTGGTTGCAAACTTTATCAAATCTCCTGGAATATATTCTAACTTATCCATACGCTTTACTTCATTAAACAAAGTTCTTTCTAGTCCAAGCTTCTGCCTTTGGCTTAGTCTTGAACTTTTTATCTACTTCATGCCAAACTCCAAAAGAAACGGTCTTATACTCGATGAGAAAAAGACCTTTCTCAATCTTTACGATTCTGTATTCATATACTTTCATACGCTTTACTTCTTATCAATGTTAAACCAAAACTCGCCATTCTCATTCTTTTCAAGAAGGCTCATTATCTTTGAGAATAACTTGACGTTAAATGGGCAGTATGTTGTTACTTCATACTCACCTTTTGCAACCTTTCTCATTCTATAAGACTGGCTTTTGAACTCCTTCTTCTGCTTTCTGTTCTTCGGCTTCACTCTTATTGTTGACTTGACGTACATCACTTTGTCTTTATTAGACAAGCCTACGACAAGGATAGTTTTTCCACACGTAGCCGTTACCTCTTTAGTTAATCCATTCATACGCTTTACTTTTTAATAAATAGTTAAACACACCATCCGCAACTACCTACGCATAGTTTGTATTCCAATTCGTTGCAGATGTTATAATATTCTTCTTCTGTTAAATTGTATTCATCTAACACTTCCTTTGTTGGAGGCTTTGGGTCAAAGTGCATATCTGCGCACGCATAAGGCTCTGCGCTTTCTGCATCATGGTCATGCATGTCTCCAAAGTCGTCTTGGTCTGCACCCTTTCCATTAATTGTAAACACCTCTAAACGGCAAGGTAATGAATGAAATGGTTTGATAACTAATTCCATACGCTTTACTCCTTAACTTCCTTTACTTCTTTAAAGATTATATCTTTTCTGTCTGAACGCCTTGATTCTCTACACTCAAACATATCGTCTCCTTCATTGTTTTTGTATGGGTCATTACATGTATGATTCATATCGGAAGAAAAAAAACAACCATCACAACCATCCTGCTCCACGGCTTCAATAGTAACCCTTTCTCCAACTTTAAGCTCTGCCATATTTAATTTCCTCCTAATTCAATATAAACTTTTTCCAACACTTCTAGCGGATAATCATTCAGATTGAGATTATGTATTCTATGAATGATAATTCGTTTACGGTATTCTAGTTCTATTGCCTTTATCTGCTCCTCATCTTTAGGGATTTCAATTCTACAAGAGAAGATATAAGATTCTCCAGATGCAAATCCGTCAGACTTTCGGTATTTAATATTGTTTGCAACGACCAAAGTTTTTGTTATTCTTTCAACAATAGCAATTCTTCTGTTGTCGTATTTGTCGTAAGCAACAACCTTATCACCAGCAACCAAATCTTTAAGCTCTTTCATTGATTACCTCCTTTCTTTGAAACTTCTTCAATTAAAATCTCAGCTTCTTCTGCCGCCTCTCTTGCGAGATTTCGTATATGTGCTTTACGCTCCAGCATTGGAGCATGCGCCCTATGGTCGTAATCTTCACCACATCTTCTTACTTTATTAATAAACAACTCTGATGCTGTATTAAATAAAGTTTTTGTTTTGAATCCTTCTACATTAATCTTCACTCCCATAATCTTCCTGAAATTTCTTGATTTCACTTACGAAAAGATTGACGTTGATGCCGCAATCTATCACTTCCTGGTGGTGCTTGACGGCATCTTCTATCAGATGCGTGCATGACTCGGTGAAGCCACAAATGTGATCGCCCTCTATGGTGTAGAGATAGCGGTTCGTGTTGTAATAGGCGCACTGGCAGAGCTTGATACCATTCTGTGATAGCACCTCTCTGACTGCGGCGTTGTTGATGCGAAGCACTACCAGCTTGCTTTTTGAGGCGTAGTACTTGTGATATTTGATGCGGTCGTAGGCTACGACTGCGATAGCCATCAACCATAAGATGGCTGTTACGATAGCTATGTCTGTCTGTAATGTATTCATAAGTTTGTTACGTTTTAATTATTTCAGTTCTTTACGTCTGTCTTGGCGATAGAACTTCCGTTCTGCCATCTTCCGCTCTTCTTCGGTCTTGTAGAGCACCTGATTAACATCATGCTGACTCATATCTACCGACTGAATGCGATGGGTGACAGGATCCAGACCGTTCTTCTCGCAATAGACCTTCCAGCCTTCCAAGCCAAGAGGCTTCTTCGCTTCTTCGGCTGCTTTTCTGATTTCCTCTGCCCTTCTGCGTTCATCGTCCTGTCTTCCACGTTCTGCCAGCATATCCTGCTCGTATTTGTTGAGTGCTTCGATAATATCCTGCGGATTGATTGTCGTGTTGTTATCATCGTGCTTGTGCTGGAACAGCTTTCCGTACTTTCCATCCATGATGGTGACAAAGGCATAGTCCAGTTCGGTGGTGGTCCAATAGTGATACTTGGCACAGATTCTTGCGGCAAGCATCTGAACCTGATACTCCGTAACGATGTCGAAGACTCCGAGATAGGTGAAGAGTTCTATCAGTTTGCCCTTGACCCAGCCTACAAGACTAGACAATCCTCTCTGCATGCGGACGGAAAGCAAAGTGGTGCTGCTCTTGGTGCAGGCATCAGCGAAGGAAGTAGGGCGAATATAGTCCGGCTTATCCTTGATAATCGGAACCAAGGATTCTTGCTGCCTTTGCTGCAAGATTGTTTGCTCTCCGTTGCTCATGATTCTGCTTTAAAATGATTTCATCGTTCCAGCACTCACCATTTAGATAAGTGAGTGGGTCTTTTCTGTAGGTGCGGTCTGGAGTGGATGCTACATAGGCAGGGGTTGCAATCAAGCAAGCTGTCTGCTGCTCTACAGTAAGCTTATCCCACTTCTGTTTGGCTTTCTTCTTGCCACGCTTCTTGCCGTACATTTGCCACCAATCTTCAAAGGAATCGTTCTGCCCTTCAAAAACGGCATCTTGAATCGTTTGGTTGAATAACTCAACAGGCTTGTAATACTTTCCGGTAAGCGCATAGCGTGCGCCTTCTCGGAATGCGTCTTGTAGCGGTTCTTGATCTGAATAACCCAGCGCTGCCTTGTTTATTTCCTTTAATGTTTTCATAAGCTTGTAGTTTTTATGAGTTATACCCACCCCTTGTTAGAGTCTATATCCATCTGACAATACTTCTTTGCCAGCTCATCATCCTGCTCGGGAAGCGGAAAGCCTATGCAGTTGGCATAGTCGGCAACGTTTCTGATTACCGATGAGGCTTCTGCAGTATCAAGGAAACCAATGGGCTTGAATCTTGGATAGCCCTTGGAATCATATTCACCAGTCATGAAGATGTGAGGGGCTACATTCTTCTGAATCTCACTGAGAGTCTGGTAGAACGTCTGCCCTATCTGTCCGGATAGATACGTGATGATGAAGTTGAGATAAGCCTTCTGCTGATCGGTGGCTATAGGATGAAACTTCTTGATTTCCAAACTATAGCCTGCTGACTTAGCCTTTTCTATCTCCTTCAATGCAGCCATATAGCTGCGAGGGTCATTTAAATTCTTGAATACTGCCATATCAAATAAGATTGATGATTTCTCCACTCTTGGCATAGTACGTTGGTACGCCTATTACCTGTTGGAACTTGTTTACTGCTATGATTGGATTGAGATGTCGGGCGGAACCGTGAATGAGGATGATCTGGTTGGCGCAATGCTCAGCATCGCATTCCTTCAGCCAAGCGATAGAGTGCTCCAAACTCATGTGCGACAATCGAACTCGGTCTGCCTGACTGCGTGGTGTCTTGCCATCTGCTACCGCCTTGTCTAGGATTGCATCAGAATAGTTGCACTCTGCAAGATAGGTCTTGCAACCTTTGAGATAGAAATGCAGATTGTAGCAATCCGTGGCGAAGAAGATGGTTCCATAAGATGGTTCGTGAATCAGATAGCCGAAGTTCTTGGCATCGTGCTCCACTTCGAACGGAGTAACCCCGAAGTTTCCGAACCTAAAGGTGATGCCCTCGGACATCGTATCTACACCCGGATATTTCTCTGCCACTTCATCATTGGATGAAACATTGATTCCTGCCTTTAGATACTCGGGGATATACTTTGAGTGGTCCCCATGGGCGTGGGATATGATACATCCAACTACCTTGCTCGTCTTGTACCCGATAGCCTTCTTCACCTCTCGCAAGTGTATGCCTGCTTCAATCAGCAGGATTTCTCCCGAATCTGATTGAAGGGCATACGAATTGCCTTTTGAGGATGAGCCTACAATGATTAGCTTCATACTAGCTCAACTTAAACTTCTTGGTTTCGGTCTGAGCCTCTGGATCCTCACCAGCTGGCTGCTTGATTTCACCAGTCTCGGCATAAACCTCGATTACTTCTTTTGCCTCGGCAAATTCCTCGTCTCGCTGCTGCTCGGCAGAAAGAGCTTCATCTATGTTGAGAATGTCGTTATTCTCGATGGAAAGCTCGCCCCATTTCGAGAGGAGTCTTCTCAACACGGTCTTCAGCGCCATACTCTCGAAGTTGGAATACCAGCCCACTCCATCGCTTACTCCCGATGCAGCCTGCTTTAATGCCAGTTCCTTCAAGGTAGCTGGTGTAGCCTTTTCGCTGAACTTGACGGTAGGGCTATACTGCTTGGCATAGAGACAGACTTCATCAAGCGACATATAGAGAAGCTTGGAAAATCCATTCTTCATCTTCATGTAGGCGAAGTAGCCGATAGGAACATTTGATGTGCGGACACCCGAGAGGTCGAGATTACCGGTTACCTTGTCATAGCCTTTCAGCTCGCCCTCATACACCACATCGGAATTGATGGTCTCGTATTTGCCGGTACGCATTGCCAACTGGAGATAACCCTTGGTGCCCACTACCAGCGTAGGAGTCATCACTCCATGGTTCTTGAAAGGAAGGATATAACACTGACCCAGCTGCTTGTTGAGCGGAAGATGCAGGGATGCTGCCTTCAGCGCCTCTGCCATGAGCGCATTAGGATTGCACTGGAGAAGCTTTTCATCTGATGTTGCCAGCTCCATCAAACTGGTGGTGAAGGTTCCCTTATTCTCCTTCAAGGTGTTCTGCAAAAGGGTCTGGTAATAACTATTATTCATTACCGCCTGGAAATTCTTAACTGCTACTGCCTTCTGTGAAGGCTGCTTTGCTACTGCTGTTTCTGCCATGATTACTTCTCCTTATCTTTTTTAAGTTCCTTTGAAATCCCCAAAAGGACAAGCGTTGCCATTGCCGCTCCCATTTCTGGAATATCGTTAATTACGCTAGCAGGAAGCTCTACACTATCATGCTCGTTAATCCACTCTTTTACGATGCTTGATGGTGTATCGTCTTTCAAACCGCCACCAAATGCAAGCATACCCCTTACAAGGTCTTTATGTACCTCTACTGTCAATTTAATATTTTCTGTCATGATTTATATTTTTAATAAATTCTACTTCTTTTATTCCATAACCGCAAGGGATGGATATTCAAACTTCAACTTATCATCGGTTGTTACCTTCAACCGGATCTGCTGCTGGCCGCACGAATAGATTGGGTCGTTCACACTCTCGCATTCATCGAGCACCATCGGTGCTGATACCTCATAGAATCTAGAGAAGGTGTTGGCGATGTCGATTCCTGCATTCACCTTGGCGGCTCCATTGAGTCGGCTATAAGGAACACCATCGTGATAGCACTCACAATATGGCTTCATATTGCCGTCAAGGTCCTGAGTAAACATCGACCACTTGACGTATGAGAAGTGTCCATTCACATTCTCTTCGAGCAGCTGACACGACTTCTTGTTGTACTCATTTGACAGGTCGAGCTTCTCATCAAGTTCATCCAGCTGATTCTGATATGATTCCTTGTCCTGCTTTGCCTTTTCGATAAGTTCTGAAATGCGGTCATAGGTCTCCTTGGTGGCAAGGAGTTCCAGTACTTCGTTGTATCTTATGCCGATAGGTTCACGCTCCTTCTCCAATCCTACGAGCATTTCTGCGTTCTCGTCCGAGCTGGCGGATGGTTCATTAAGCTCTGCCTGCAAGTCGGCAATCTCCTTCACTACCTGCTGATACTCTTCCTTCTCGGCAAGAATCTGCTCGTAGGTCTTCGGCTTCTCGGCATCCACCTCTAGCTTCTTGTGCTCAGCTTCCTTGAGGGTCTTGTTAGCCTTCACAAGCTGGTTGGTTGTAACCATTCGGTCGTCGTCAAGCTTCTCGAGGAGATTCTTCGCATCGGTATATTCCTGCTGAATGCCGTTGAACTCCTCCTGCATCTTCTTCGATGCGTTAGACTTGCGTTCATTGAAGCGGTCCTTGGATTCCTTCTTGATACGCTCAACATCTTCTGCCGGAAGCGGCTGACCGCAATGAGGACAGATGCCATCCTCGGCATTCCAGCTCCATCGGGATTTGGAGAGTTCTTCAAGCCGGTTGTTGATGTCCACCACCTTGCGCTCGCACTCTTCCTTCTTATCCTTGGCGTGAATCTCCGATTCTGTATAGCCCCTCATCGTTGCTTTCAGATCATCAACCAGACTCTGTGCCTTCTTTACTGCGATATTGGCAGTAATCACATCGCTCTGATGTTTGGTATTCAGCTCGGTGGCGAGATTCATGGCACCCTGCTCCATATTGTGCTTGCGCTTCTCGGCAAATTCAATCTTCTTGCGGATGGCATCAAGACGCACCTTGTCGGCACCACCAGTGCGAATCTCCTGAATCTTGTTGGCGAGTTCTATAAGTTTCTCGTTGAGCTGAGCCTTCTCGGCGGATAAGGCTTCCCAATCCTGCGCTTCAGGCAGAGACTTGTCGAGTTCAGCCAAGCGGACTGGAACTGCATCCAACTGCTTCTGCACTTCCTTGCGCTTGTATTTGATATGATGGATGAGGTCGGCAATCGACTTCTTTTTGAGTTCCTCGACCACGAAATCGAATCGTTCATCGCCCTGCGTAATATCCTGCGTAGTATATTTGTCGGCAAGTGATTCCAACAGTTCACGCTGCTTCTGCCAAGGGAGACTACAGAAATTCGTTGCCGAAGAAATGCGGCGGAAAATGGAATCCGGGCAAATGTCTTCTACTACCTTCTTGAAGTCCCCTGCCGTGGTAACATCGCCATTCACATAGTACTTGTAGGTGTTGGTGCACTTGTCACCTTTCCAAGCGTCAGAAAGACTTCGTTTCAAGGTATATTCTTCATCGTTGCATTTCAACACCAATGTCGCCTCATGCGGAATTTCTGGTATTATCTGATGTTCTTTGTTGTAGGTCTTAGGCTCTAGCTTGTTGCCATCATAGCCTGTATCAAACAACACCCACATTATCGCATCGGCGATACTTGTCTTACCTGCCGCATTCCTTCCCGATATAACCGTTAAGTACTCTCCAAAATTTACATGCAGGTCTCTTATTCCCTTGAAGTTCAAGAGAGAAAGAGACTTAATGATTATCTTCTTCATTCTTCCTTATCTTTATTCTGTTCTTGTTTCTCTCTCAGCTCCTTATCGTATGCTTCGAATGCGCAAGCGGCTGCATAGGTGAACGCATTGCTGTTGCGCATAGCTTGAAGAAGAAGCTGCTGTAAGTCTCCATCTGAGGCGTGGAGAAAGGAGAAGCCCTGCTTGGTGCTGGCATCGCCCATAAGGATGATGCAGCGGAAATGCTTGCCGTGCTCTCCTGCCTTGTCAACCTCCTCGGTAACCTTTCTGATTTGGTTGAAGTAATTTTGTCTGATATTCTTTCTACTCATGATTTCCTTTCTTGATTTCCTTTCTAAAAACCTGCCCACGCCCGGTTGCTACCCGAGAAATGGGCAGGAAAGTGCATATATGAAAACAACTAACTAACTATCTGTTGAACCTAAGCCTTTTCTTGTGCCGGTTACCACACCGGGTTCCAAGTTAACATCCGGAACATAAGTAAAGGCACCCTGGCAAATGCGCCAGCTATAAGGGAGAATGAACTTGAAACCGAGGAGTCGCAAAATGCGATTCTTCCATTTCCACCTGCCCGACTTCACGATGGCGTGGACCTCATCGCCATATCCGCAATCTATCAAGCCGAGAATCACATCAAGGTTCTCTCTTACCTTGCCCAATCGACCGCCCTTCATCCAAGAAGGGAAGTACACGTCAAGCTGCATGCCTTTGCCCGACATACCGCTGCGTGGCTGGATCAGCATCTTCACATTGTCTGGAAGCTGAATCTTGAACCCGAGCGGAACGTAATAGCGAGCATAAGGAGTCACCTCCATATCCTTTGCTACATGAAGGTCGTAAGCGGCATCCGTCTCATACGCCTTTGTCGGGAAACAACCATGCGTCACTAACTCTACTTTAATCTTTGTACCGAATTTACTCATATATAATCTATTCTGTTTGAATTTTATTTCTCAATCAATGGTAACACATTATGCTTTTTCAACTCTTCATACAGAAAGAGTCTTCCTTTCTGTGTCCACTTGGTGTGCATAACGGAGCCGGACGAACCATCTTTGTGTTCAATAGGAATGGTGTCCGACTGAACATAGCCATTGGGAAGATACTTAGCATAAAGAATCCACTGACCGCCAACCTTGTGCTGAATGCCAAAGTTTCTAAGAAGAATATTGAAAGACTTGGCTGATTGTCCGTAGTCTTGGGCAATCTGAGTTGTTGTTACGGTCTCCTTGCTGGCAAGAATCTTATCAACATAGGTAACCTTTGGCTGCATGGTGGCGATTGTTCCACTTAACTCTACAATCTCTTTTGAGTTAGCTTCAAGCTGCTTTTGTTGCGCTTCTATCTGCTCGGCTTGGTCTGCAGCTAAACGAAGGGCTTCTGCAAAAGTGGTTGGAACTTTAATCGTGGATGCTCCCTTGGTCTCCAGTTCTTCCCAACGATTGATGATTTTCTCTCGAAGGAGGGCATCGTAACCACTGGCTAGAATTAGGCAGCCTTTCTTGGTGAGTGTAAAGCACTTTTGCTGCCTATTTGCCTTGTCTGTATAAGAGGTCTCCACAAAATTGTGGGCATCTACTCCTTGTAACAACAGATTGCGAATATCTCGCAAAACGGAATCATGTCGCTTACCCGTTACCTCTGCTATTTCTAGCGAGGTCATTGTTTCTTTCTTGATGATTTCATTTCCATTCATCATAGTTCTTTTCTATTTTAAGTTTTTCAACTTCCTTTGTATAGTAGTCTATGAGTGTTTGAAGTTCGAAGATGGAGTATTGCTTGGTTGAGTGCTTGGTATTCTCCAACCATTCAACCTTTTCCTCTCCGAGTTTCTTGACTAACGCCTTGCGATAATCTAACAGATTGCCGTTCAGCATGCGGTTGCAGTAGCGACATTGTCCGAACACATTAGTCTCGCAATATCGTAAGGACATCGAAGCTCTGCCGATGAAATGACCGGCATCCATCTGACTGAACGGCTTGTATTTACCACAAGATATACATCTGAATGCTCCTTGATTGTTTACGTCACGGAGTCTTATGTATAACTGGAAGATTCGATCAAGCTTCTTCACCAAGGATTGCTTGGAAGGAATACCCTTAGCCTTCTTCTTTTCCTGCTCCTCCTTGGGCTTATCCCAAGGAGTTTTCTTTATCGGAGTCCTTTTCAGGGGCTTGTATCTTCTTAATACCATACCTTATTATATATATTAAAGTGTATTGTACTTGCCCTCTTCACGTCCCATATCTGCTGCGAGATTCTTGATACGTGAGTTGAGCATATTAATCTTTCTGATTTTCAGCTCAAAAATCTCCAGCGGACACCACGGATTTCTTTCGAGCTGTTTGTATATATCGTCCACTCGCTCTTGATAGGACCGAGTCGTGAATAATTGAAGCATACACTATTGTTTTTAAGTTTGAAGATAACCTGCCTATCCTCACGGACTGGCAGGAACCATGACATGATAAAAAACTAAAATTCCGCCCAATATGTTGCCGCTGCAACAGGTGGCATTGCTTTTTAATTCATCATAAATATGAAAAGTTGCAGAAGTGGGACTCTAAATATATTTTTTCTTTTTCAATATATAATAGAGCGTACCACCACTTGATATTCCAAACTTTTTCATCGTTTCTTTATAAGAACGAACTTGTTTGTGAAATTCAATAATCTCTTTTGCTTTGGAAGCCCAACGACTCATTGCTGCAATCTTCTTAGCAGTATTAGCTCTAGATTCCAAAGGAATATCATAGTAGTTATCTTTTATAGAACCTAAAGCTATATTACTGGGGCTATTGTCAAGAGAATCATTATTTAAATGCCTAACACAATCAGCTTTAAACGTTTTTGCGCCAAACTTTTGATAGGCGCATAGTTTGTGATGATAGAAATTTACATTTTTACCATTCATTCTCATTGTGGACATCCGGTACGGAGTACGTTTAGTGTTTGTCACGAAACCTTTTAGAGGCATTCCTGTCTTGTTTATCAATACCCCATTATCGTTTATTCTATACCCTCTGTTGTAAGCTTCTATTGTGATTCGGTTATTAATTGACAGCATAATATGTTATATTTAGTCCGCAACTGGCAGGAATCGAACCCACTCTTCCCGATTTTGATAAGATTGTTGTTAAGGATTTACACATTCTGTTATCGGTCGTGCCCACATTACACTAACTGGCGGTTGTTAAGCGGCATCGTGCGCTACCACGAATTTAAGAGCCATGCTCACCGCTCGGGCTTGCGAAGGATTTTTGCAATACTAACAAGCAATCAGTTATCATTTTACTTTCGTCCTCGCTTACCCTATATAAAGACTTAATATCCTTCAGCTTAATTTTCCAATAAGTCAATGATCGTATGTCCACCAAAGGGGCAATGGGATAGCTTTGCGATTGCCATTAAAATGAAAGGTGTTGGTAGAATAGCCGCCAAAGCTATTTCCTTCTGGTTCGTGGCATCTTGTTTCGACCCGCAAATAATGAAATATCTGCCACTTGACATATACCGCTCTTTTATCACCTTACATCACATTTTTATAATAACAAAACACAAAAACTTGTGTGGGCTTGGGGCGAGTTGAACACCCTTGCTAGAGAACCTTCTAAATTGCTGACTGGCGCCTAAGGTTTCTCTCCGCTACCGAGCGGCTGGCTCAAGCCCGATTGGTACTCCTATTCTCACGAACGAGAATGCATAAGTAAAATTTAATTTTATTATTATGTATGTCACTAATATAAAATAGGAATGAAATCCATCCAGATAACCTCCACCCTGCTCACGCAGGATGGGGGCTTAGCTTTAAATCACAACTTTTATCTAAAAGCCGAACGGCTTCCTTTACTCTTCCACAAGTTCGGGGTACTTCTTGACGATGATACCACCAAACCTATTGCAAGTAACATTTCGAATATCGACTGCCAACTTGCTGTTTGTCTTATATGCTATTGCAGCGTAAACTGCCGCATTGCAGCAGCCGACTGACTTAGCTATTTTGCCGATTTTTGATTTTCTAACCAAAATTTTCGGTTTATATACCACTTTATCCATACTTTTTTATTATCTTTGCACACGTAAAACATTAAATGATAAAGAAACGATGAATCATTGTCTGAATCACGGATGCAAAGATATACAATTATAGGCAATTAGCCAAGCATATAGGCATTATTTTATATTTAATTTATATATTTACACATTTATAAACATATAGCTATGGAAGGATTAAGAGACAGAATCAATGTGATAAGAGACCATTACAGACTGTCTAACAGAGGGTTTGCAGAAGCAATCGGTGCAAAACCAGCTGCTACGAACAACTATTTGAATGGTACAAAGGAGCCGTCATTAGAGTTTGTGGATAGGATTCTGTCCACATACATAGACGTGTCGGCAGATTGGCTTCTACGAGGCAAGGGAACCATGTTCTATGAGGAAGACAAGCCAACCGATGAAGCGCTCTTGAAGGAGCTGGCAGAAGCAAAGGTCAAGCTGCTCGTACAAGAAGGCATCACCAAGGAGCTTCGTGATATGCTCCTGGAGAAGAACAACGGAAAGATAGCCGAAGACCGCAAGAGTCTTGTAGGCTGATACCTATAGATACGAAAAAAGCAGGGCACTAGGCTCTGCTTTTTCTGTTACCACATTATTATTCTGTTGCATTCTTGCTGCCACATATAGGCAAGAAATCTCTTGTTCTCTTTTATAATTTCAGAACGTGCCTTTAATTTCCACTTGGTACGCCTTCCTATTATCGAGAACTCAGCTTTCTCATCATACATTGAAATTGGAATACGATGAACTATACACTTTAATATTATAGCCGGACGCAAATGTTTTTTTACTCCATACTTTGCCGCCTTCTTCAGCTTACGAGGAACTCGAACCCAAAAGCTTCTAAAACATCTTTGACTCATAACTAATCCCTTTATTACACATAGATAATAGAATTTCTTTTTTAAATTCTTGTCTCACGCTCTCGCAATAATCTTCGTATTCACGCCGCCATCCTTTCGATTTCGTGTCTATCAGAATATAAAAGAAATCATCCGTATTACGACTACGCCACTCATATACACGTGTATGATGGCACTTTATTTGATAAAGCATCTTGAGCCTTTTGCGAAAACGAATTCCTTTACCAAAGTTCTCCAAGCGGATAGCCTTCTTTTTCTCCTTCTTCGTTTTTCTAATACTAGCCATATCACCTCACTTTTTGACAAAAAACGCTCCGGCACACCAATCGTTGCTTTCTGCATCAACATGAAGCTTAATACATCTGCCGACAAACTCATTACCTTTATAATGCTTGGAACGACTACATTCCTTTGAATTTCTCAAAATTGCACGAAACACACTGACGTTAGCACTAGGTGCATTTGCCTTATTCCATCTGACTACAGCTTTTTTGTACAGAAATCCAAATCTAGGTAAGAACCTACTATCTTCCTTGATTCCATCCTCTGAATCGAAGTAACGTTCATCCGTTCCTCTCTTCATAATATTCAGAATCTTCTTGGCACTTCTAATTTTCATACGCTATTTGAACTTAATAATGAAAAATTCATGATCCAACCATTTGTCGGGGCACAAGCCCTTCTTTGGTTTGCCGATGGTGATACTCTCAATCTCCTTTTCGATACGTGGGCTATCCTTGCGGTAGCCGTTGATGAAGAGGACGTGGGTGAACCCTTTGCTATGGTATTCAATAAAAGATTCTCGGCTGATAATTATGTTTTCTTGCAAAGCCCATGCGTAGGTATCTGCATCCACATTCATATTAGAAATGTCGAAGATGCGTCTTACCCAATAGCCCTTAATCTCCCGATACTCCTCAGTCTTTTCGCCAGCCACAATCATATCGAACCATTGCTTGGAGACTACGAGATTCAGAACATTCTTCTTTGCTTCGGACGAATACTTATCCATTGCCTTTGTCAGTCTGTCCATAAACTAGTTCTTCTTTGTTGAAAAATCAATAATATCGTTCGCCAGCTTAATGGCAAGCTTAGGCTTGAAGAAGCGAATCTTAGTCAACTCATCACGCAAGTCTGTAGCCATAGAAACAATATTCGGAAGCTTATTGAGAATGCGAAGTCTATTGGCTTCAAATTCACCGGTCATACTTGCGTACTTCTCACGCAAATCACGCTTCTCTTCCTCGAACTTGCGTCTATTGTCCTCCTTCAACTCCTTTTCCTTCTTTGCGAACACCTCTTCAAGTTTATTTCTCTTATCGTAATAAGCTTTAACTTCACGATCTCGGTCATGGATGCTACGCTTTACCTCATCCTGCATTGCCTGCTCAACTTTCAAACGGACATCCTCGAAGTTAACATAAGACTCAGAACTCTCAACAATACGTTTATAGTCTCTATTAATTCCTTCATCTCTCCAAGGTTCAATAGGAGAAGTGTTTCTAAGGATGACTATTCTACGAATAATCACCTTTGTACCCTGCTTCAGGGAATCATTCAGCTTCTTCAACTCCTTGACCTGCTCTTCCAACTCTGAGTTACGCTTGCGTATTGCATCGTACTCACTCAAATCTACGTTTACTATTGCCATAACACTATTATTTTAATTGTTCACACGCTTTCTTTTCCCACTCGGCAAGGGAAAGGATATCCTTTCCCTTGCCAAACACTCTCATGTGTCGCTTGTAGCTATTGTAAGCTGCAAGCTTTATCTCATCCATTTCTGTCATAATCTTGTTTGTTGTTTGTTTAAAAAGGTTTAATTCTCCTCTTCCATGCATCCAGCGTGTTTGGAAACTTCGGCTTTATCTTGTGATAATGTCTGTAGCGATGAATTTTCCAACGCACGTTGATGTAGTTCCGGCAAGGCTTGCCAGTTTCAACGCAACTGAAGCTACATAGCTTCTCACGCTTCTTGCCATACATGCATATATATACACCCAGCAGGATTCGTGCAAGCACCATTCTTGCGAATTTCACTTCTTCCAACCATAAGCCTACAATTTATCTCTTATATCTATCAGTTGAAGCATGATAACGCAAAGAGAGAGTATAATGAATATCTTGAACATAACACTACTTCTTTTTACGCTTTTCAAATGCTTCCTGCTTCTTCTGCATCACCTTGATGATTGTATTCTGCACTTTTTCGAGCACAAATTTTGGGGTCTCTTCATTACGGATGAAGATAGGATGCACACCAACATGGTGGTTTTCGTAAAATAGCGCATCATCTTCTCCTTGAAGCTTGATGTAGATTCTAAAAGCTGGCAGAACCAAGTCACTATGACCTTTCTTTCCTGCATTCTTAGACACAGAGTACTTGATATTGTTGCCATCAAGGAACTCCTTTACTTTCTTAAGTTTCGTTTCATTCTTCATAACTATCAATATTTATAAATTTTCTTTCTTTCAATGTAGGTTTCGTAAATGAACACTAAAGAATTTAACAGAAGAATCCGTCAGGGATTCCTCCAATACTCATATCCTTCTGAATAACCATTTCCTTTTGCTTGCCATAGATAAGATGTCTGAATCCATCAGATACCATTCTATCGGCAATAGAGTAAGAGCATGCAAGAACAACAAAACCAAGCGTACCGATAATAAAATCAGCTTTCTTCTTTCCTGTTCTCGCCATTACTTTCCTAGTCTCATCCTCGTTTCTGACATCGAAGGAATGTTTCTCGGCTATGGAAGAGCTTATCTTGCCCTCTGCTATCAACCTCTTCTTCAAATCCGAAGTAGCACCAGCACTCATATTGATAGCCTTCTGGAATTGTACTATTGTGATTGCTTTACCTTTGGCACCGATTTTTCCATCATCAGATGCTTTCATGCAACAGTCCTTGTGTTCAGCAGCACAAATCGGATATACAAAAAGCTTCTCGTTTATGAGATTGTAGAGTTCCTTCATCGTGTACTCTCTTACTTCAAACTTGCAGACCATAGCTCCCCGATACTCTCTACCCTTCTTAGTCCACTTTGTAGTATGGTCACGGAAAGAGGAGACAACAACCTTGTTGCCCTCTACGGAAAACAAGTCGCTATCTTTCATATCTCGAATAAGTCTTTCAGCTTTTACCTTTCCAATATGTAATCCCTTGCGTAATTTGAAGGTTGTAACATTCCAAATCACGGAATTGCTATGCTGCATCTTGAACCAAATGGCGAGCGCAAGAAGCTCCTTCATACTCTTGGTTGAAGAGTATCTCTTTAAAAGTTCTATGGTAACATTGATGTACTGCATAACAAAAAAAAGTGGGGAAAGAAAAAACCGCTCTAACCGATTTAATCAATCCCCTATATTTTGAAACCTATTGAAAATTTTGAAGTTTTCTTAAAGTTTGTACCAATAAAAGGTTAGAGCTTTACATTTACGAGTGCAAAAGTACACAATCATAGACAAATATCCAAACTTTTATACACTCTTTAACTGAGAAGGAATGTAAAAAGCTTGTATCTTGTTGGTTTTTAGCAACTTATAGCGTTTTCCTTATTTTTAAAACGTATAAATATCAAAGAAAACTACCTAAAAATTTGTGTTATAAAAAAGTTATCAGTATCTTTGCATTAGAAAAGGAAGTGTCTGAAACAGACTATGTTAGAAATTTTGTTGTATGACCCCTAAGGGTGTACCAAATTAAGAAAATAAGGCATAATCACAGCTTAAATTTCTAGAAGTAGAACGGATATAACTTCCTATTAATTAGGTAGTTATGTCCGTTTTTGCATTTATTGGCTGATAACAGATTGATAACATCGGAACATAGATGTGTCGTCGTATCGTTTACGTGGCAATCTCTGCAATAAGCTGATACATAGTTCGTTCGGCATTCCTTTAGAAATGTTAAATCTAAGTGGGTTACTAATATGTTATCACCTGCTTGTAAAAATGTTATCAACTTATGGGCGTAATTAATTTAAGTGTTATTCACAATCGCCTCCACCGAGGTACTGCACAGAAGGCAGTTTCGGTAGAATTGAGGTTCACTTGTGGAGGTAAGCGAAAGTACTTCTCTACGGGTGTGAAAGTGTGTCCGGCTCAATGGTCGGATAGTAGTAAGCGTGTCATTCGCTGCAAGGAGTCTGACTTGTACAACAAGCAGATTGATGCCATACTGGAGAGGGCAAACGATGTTGTCATCAGAATGAACTCCAAGGGCATTACTGATTTGGATCAGATTCCTGCCCTTATGCAGGGTGCTGCCAACAAATCCCTAGACTTCATCGCCTACTGCGAGAAGCGCTCCCGAGAGCGCAAGGTAAGCGACCATACCAAGAGAAGATACAAGGTCTTCACCGACTTCTTGAAGACGTATGGCAAAATCAAGGAGTTCTCCGACATCAATATTTCCAAGGTTCGTGAGCTTGATGAGTATCTTCACGCAAAGGGATTGGAGCAGAGTACCGTATATTGCTATCACAAGTACTTGAAGCTGTTCGTACGTGATGCCTGCATAGATGATTTGATAGACAAGAATCCGTATAACCATCTGCCTTTCAAGATTGAGAAGGGCGATAAGCAGTTTGTTGACTGCCTGCCGATAGACAAGTTCGAGAGCATCAAGCGCCTTCACTTGCAGTACGACTACCTTGCGAAGGCTCGTGATCTCTTCTTGATGCAGTGCTATACCGGATTGGCTTACTCCGACTTGATGGCATTCGACTTCACCAAGTGCAAGCAGGCAGACGGCAAGTATTACTACCACGCCAAGCGTGTGAAGACTGACACAGACTTCACCTTCCAGTTACTGGCTGGAGCGGTCTCCGTGCTCAAGAAGTACAACTTCAAGCTGCCCTGCATCAGCAATCAGAAGTACAACGAATATCTGAAGGTTATAGGAATGATGGTCAACGTGCCAAATCTGCACTCCCACATGGGCAGGGCTACGGCTGCAACCTTGTTTCTCTCGTTCGGAATGCCGCTGAACGTGGTGGCTAAGGTGCTCGGACATACCAATATCCGACAGACCCAAAGATATGCCCGAACCCTCAACAAGGACGTTTACTCAGCATTTGATAACATAGATGGCAAATTCTGATAACATTATTGATAACATCATTCTGTTTAACTCGTTGTGCTGCAAACGAATAAAGGGTAGCCATTTCTGACTACCCTTTGCTATTTCCCTCTCGATCTCGCTTCTCTCTGATGGCTTGTCTTATCCATTCAGCCTTATTTCTGCCTAGAGACTCGCAAAAGTCGAAGGTTTCTTCATTCACGTGCAGTACTACTCGATTCACAAGGGCTTCAGCGCCCTTGCTCGGTGCTCCTGCTCGGTCTCTCCGTCCTCCCCACCCTGGATGCAGATTCTTGGATGGTACAATCTTGTGCTTTCGATTGTACTCGAACTTCATCGCAAGTTTGCTGCCTGCCCATACTTCTACCATTTCCGCATCGGGTGTTTGGTTCAGATTCTGCTTGGCGATTCCTGCAAGCTGTTCCTTATCTTCGAAAAGGGTCTCGGTCTCGTCAAGTATTCCCACATCGTCATACACGATTATTCTTGCCTTCTTTTCCATATCTCCTTCCTATTATCCTAGTATTGCCATCAATATCGTAAATAAGAAGATGAAGAGCACAAACCATTCCTGCTTACTCATAGCTTACCCCCTTTCTTCTTCTCTTGCGATGATAAATTCGAAGTGCGTTTATAACTCTGTGATCGTCCTTATAATCTATGGCTGCTCTAATTATTCGTTCCGACCAATACTTATTGGGGTCGAAAAGTATCTTCTTCGCCTGCCTTGCTTTCATTGCTTACCTCCTTCCTTATCGAATTTATTGCCGATAACTTTTAGACTTCTATTACGCAACATACTCCCTAAAGTGTTCGGATAGAGAACAGGGTATTCTGTATTCACTAAACTAAAACTAGTGTTGCCTTGATTCCAAACCACCTCGAAGATGCTGTCTGTCTTTTTACATCTGAGCAAGTCGTGCTCATAGATAGGTGTTCCGTCACAATCCCGTGAACCTGTAAATTGGCAGAGGGTGTTGGTGTCAATCAAATATGAGTTTATTACGCCAAGTTCTTTATGGTTAGAAAAAACTTCGCTATTTCTGATAGTAGGGGAACAATCAACCCACGTGCCGGTTTTTACTCGTATTGCCTTAAAATCGATTTCACTCATCGCTCACCTCCTTCCTCGATTACTCCTATCGGCTTGATGTCGTTAACTGTCTCATCCTCGGTGAAGAAAGAAACCTTCATGCTATCGCTAACATAGCCCATAGCAATCACGTTCTCACGGCTATCCTTGATGATACAAATATCACCTCTCACCTCGTTCTGAGTCTTCAAATACTTTACTGCGGCATCTTTCACCGCCAAAGGATTCATTTCCTTTGTAATCGTCTCCCCAGACTGAGGGAAGACGAAGATAAATTCTTGTTTGTTCATATTCTTAAAACTCAAATAATTCTAGTTGTACATATCTCTTCTTCGGGAGCAGATTTTCTATCTCCTTCAGTATCTTAACTGCGCTCTTACAAACAGGACTATTCCGGTTGCGCTCTTGCTCTATCTGTACGTTAAGCCAATGCTTTGCCCAATTCAAAGCATGCTCTATGGCATCTTCCTTTGTCTTGAACCAATTCGTGTTGCTGAGATTAGTCCCAAACGCCCCTCCTCTATCTGCCAGCATGTACGTCACACCATACGTCCACTTTCCTCTAACATAAGCTGTGGATATTTCGATATGGGGGATTCCGCTGCCGATTTCTGTCTTATCAGGATTCGTGCATACACCGAACTCGTTGAATAGAAATTTCTTTATCATGATTCCACTTCTTTTTCTGTTAGTACTAACTCATCGAACATCGGGCTACTCTTGCAGGAGCAGCACCACGATGCTTCTTCCTCGTCTTCCGTTACCTCATAGTTGTCGGGGTATTCCTCCTTGTAGAAGTCTAGGATCTCATCCTTTTTCTCCTGCATTCTCTCTTTTGCTGCGGTCTTGGTGTGGAAGACTCCGACAACATCAACGCTAGAATAGTCTTGGTTGTCGTTGCCGTGCTGAACCAATACGAATACTTTCTGCTTCTTCATATTACTCGCCCTCCTTCTCTTCTACATCAAATGTAACACTCTCCAACTCGCCATTCTCCAAAGCGCCCAAATCGTACAAACGTCTTGCGGCATTCTCTGCGTCTTCGGATGATGCTGCGTCTAGCGAAACCTTGTAGGTAATTTTCTCTACGATTTCTACTACATACTTCTTCATAATTAAATCCTTTCTTTTTTACTTATTAAACGTTGTGTTCTTTATTCATATAACGCCACTTGTCTATTTATGACCAAACAAAAATATATTTACGAACGTGTGATAAAGCTTGAGGTCGCAAATTCTGTAAAGTTCGTCAAGCAAAACTTCTCGGCACTCCTGTCTGCATTCCCTATAAGCTCTCTGTATCTGTTGCTCGTTCTTGGTACCACATATATACCAATAAAAGAACACTTCGCCTAAATTCTTGTGCATATTGTTCTTGTCATAGAAATTCTTCTGACCTCTGTAGGTCTTGTAACTAGCTCTCATAACGAAATCCTTTCTTTTAAAATTAATACTAGGGGGCGGATGGTACTTTGCAACCATCTGTAGCGGCTTGGCTACCGCATTCGCCCTATACAAACAACTAGCAACAACTTCACTTGATGCGCTCTAGGCAGGTGTTCTTGCTTGTCAGCTTCCCATTCGTGAGATAATAGCTCTCACGAAATGGGGTCTTTCTCATTACAAATGTTGTCTTGGCTCTGTACATATTGTTGAACCTATCAACATACGTAGCTCCCTTGAAGAATTTGATTACTATTACCATATCTAGCCCTCCTCTTATATATCGTCTATATCTTCAAATTCATTCTTCTTATACTTAATATCCATGGAAATCAGACTCTCAATGTCTAACACGTCCATTTCTGGGTATTCTCTGTACCTATGAATATATACACAGAAACTATCTATCTCGTACTTTTCACTGCGGAACAAAGTATAGCTACTTGTTGGGAAACGGAATATAATTCTGTCCCAATCATTCTTAGCCAGCAAATCCTTAACTATTGCGTTAATCATATTCTTTATTTTTGTGAGGGAGATTGCTCTCCCTCGGGTTAAACTTACTCCTTCATCAGACTTTCTACAAGTTCCTGCTTGGTAGCAAAGACGTATCCCCCCTTTGTGTAGTGTGCTTGGTCTCCCATCAGCACAAGCTTGCAATATTCAGAATCCTCGTCCTTCACAAGATTGATGCGGAGGATCTTGTCCTTTGCTATCTTGTTATCACGCATAAGATAGACCTCCTGCCCAACACAGAAGTTGGTGCGCATTGTGGTGACAGCCCTCTTCTGCACACACCAGTCGTTTGCGATGAACATACAAGCGTAAACTTCATTATCCTCTGCGAGGTCTTTAGCGATGCGGTTGAAAATTTCCTGCTCGGTTGGCTCTCGCTCTTCTCCGCTCTCTTCATTTATTACCTCATATTCGTAACCTAGTCCGTCTTTGTTCAACAAATTAAGTCCTGCGGCTTGCGCCTTTACAACATCTTGGATAGTATGAACCTCAATACCTACCAAATTGTCACTCATTCTAACTGCGTTCTCTGCTTTCATAATCTTATCTCCTATTCTTTAAATTTGTTACTTGTTCTTGCCAATAATCTTGTCTATCTCTGCTTGATGCTGATAGTCGGTGCAGTCGGCAAAGTTCTCCTGCTCCTCATAGAAACGTGCTGCGCTCTTCAATTCGTGAAGGCTGGCTTTGGTGTAGTCCTTTGCCGGATTCACTTGGCGAAGATTCTCGCAAGTTCTGCAATACTCGATGAAGTCCACAAGCGATTGCTTCTCCTTGCTATCATCCTGCGTTCCTGCTGCCATAAGTGGTAGGGCAACTATCGCTGCCACTACCAAAGCTATCTTGATGCTCTTTTTCATTGTCTTATCTGTGCTAAAGCTATCAATCCGTTGTCGGGATTGAAAAACAGATATTTATCCCCAGTGAAAACCACGTCAACTCTGTTGCGTGCTGTCTTTGTTACTCTGATAACATTCATACTACTCGTCCTCCATATCTTTAGCGTCTCTGATTCTGTACCCTGCTAATGCTCCAAACAAGGCGCATAGCAAATAAATTGTAATGTCCATATTACCTGCCCTCCTTAATATCCTAAATTCTTTCTGATTAATGCGGCTGCGAGAACATTGTCAGCGGTTATAGGCTTCGGCTCTGCCTTGCTTTCTACCCATGCCGCACCGCCAAAACACCAATGGTCTCTTTGCCATTCCTCGCAAAACTTCTCGGCTTCCCAACGTGTAGGAAACTCCTTTTCTCTCATTTCCGAATGTGGTCTTCTGCCATACTCGTAATGTGCTACGTGATGTACTTTCATTTGTCGTTCCTTTCTTTTAATTGTTATACTTGTGCGGTCTCTAGACTTGAACTAGATGTGCTCCTCTATTCGCTGACCGCTACCAATTTTACTTCTTGCCAAAGTTGAAGATTCTTACGAACTTGTTGAACGTTTTGAGGTAACAAAGGTAGAAGAGGTCTTCCAAAATATACTCCTTGCACTCTCTGTTGCACTCTCTGTAGGTCTCCTGCATCTGTGCTGCGGTCTCGTTTCCGCATTCAAGCCAATACATAAAGATGGCTCCTAAACTCTCATAGTCGTTACTTCCATCGTAATACTTCTTCTGCTGCTCGTAAGTCTTGTTTCTTCTCATGATCGTATCTATTTAAATGTCCATATACTCTTTGTTGGTGTGATAGCCATTAAACCATACGTTGTTGGATTCCTCAACATTCCCAAACCATCTGTCTATTTTGTGAATATTGTAGATGTTGTCAACGTATCTATTATAGATGGATTCTATCTGTCTCATCTTCTCCAAAACTTTGCGCCTAACATTTTGGCTAGGTACTCCGTTCTTCCAAGAGTCACGCATTAAACAGTCGATGATTCTGTTTTTCTGCTCATTCATTGATGATGGAGATTTCTTTCTCATAATCTTGTAGTATTGTGGTGGGGATTACTCCCCACCTAGTTAGTTACTCTTCTTCTCTTCTAACTCAAAGCCCTTCTTAATTCCTTTGAGATACATTTCCGCTTGCTCAAAGGTGTAGCTAGTCCAAGTCTCCAATCCGTCCTCGTAAATGTCAATACATTCGTCCTCGGCTTGTGGAGTGCTCTTAAGCGATATGAAATCATATCCAACGTGGGTGTTGATTTCCTTAACTGATGCGTTCAAGTAGTTAATGTCCTGCTCACTTACATCTACCATATTTTCGTTATATTTCAACATAATCGTATCTTTTAATTGTTCAACCATCTAGTATTTGTGATTCTCGTCTGTGCGCCTGCAACTCTGTATTCAGCCGCATCTTTCTTCACTTGTGAGTATGATTCACAACTCTTGTCGTAAACACTTTCTTTTTCCCAACCGCTACCCCAGTTAGTCCAAATTGCCCAACCATAGCAGTATTTATTCTTCTTTGTCATAATCTCTTGTATTTAATTGTTCAACTTTGCCAAAATACCCTTGAACTCCTTCAATCGCTTGTGCGCTTTAGGAGAGTCGGCGTGGTTTGAAATAAAATCCTCTAGAAGGATTATTCTATCTTCAATAGCTGATGTGATATTTACTATCTCATCGCTCGTTAGTGTTATTGTCTTACTCATTGTCTCGAATTGTTTGGCGTGGGGAGGGGCGTAGCCCCGTGGGGGCGCTGCCCCCTTATCTCCCACTAAAGTTTGCTTCTTATCTGTCCTAATGAAACTCTTTCCTTTGGAGTGAGATAGATGCCGTTAGCACCATCTTCTCTATTTGAAACCTCGTGCAGGATATATTTAAGTACCCACAACTGGTGAGCCGTTAACTCTATCTTCTTGTTTGTTGCCATTGTTGTTGCTATTAAATTGTGAAACATTAAAGTGCAGGTGTACGTTTGCTCCCAACGTCTGCAAGCCTTATGCAGCCTGGATCCCTCACTTAACGTTCGTGGGTCAACGTGTTTCGATATTTCTCTAGTCTAACACGACTAGCGTTTTTCCATCTTGCGTGATGAGTGTTTGAGGCTTCTTTGCCTTGTGCTTTGAGAGTGTCACTAACTCGGTGTACGTTGTCCTCGGTGTGTTACAGAGTTCTACCTCTCCGTATTGCTGACTAACACTATTTATATAGCGGTTGTTTCTCATCAATTCACTAATGTGCCATCGCTCCGCTTTTGAAACCAAACTAACTTGATTTTGAGTGCAAAGATAAGCATTTATACTATATTTACAAAATAAAATTATGTTTCTTAACGATATTTTACATAAAAGTATAGCATTTAAACATAACTTTGCACTTGAAGATGGTTTTTGTACTATATTTACGTGTTAAAATAGGTAATAGTTATTGTTGTATGCTATATTTTTATTATCTTTGCAGAAAAATATAGAATTATGGTACAATTGAGAATAAAAGAGTGCTTGAAAGCACATGGAATGCAGCAGAAGGATTTGGCTAAGGGTATGGGTATAGAGCCTATCTCTCTTAGTCAAATGTTGGCTCGCAAGAAGTTTGGTATTGATAGGTTGGAGCAGATGGCAGAGATTATCGGCTGCAAGGTGTCTGAACTCTTCGAGGAAGATAGCAAAGAGAATTTCGCTAGCTTCATCCGCTACAAGGGCATCCACTACACCGCTGATACGCTCGATGAGTTCCTCAAGCAAGTTGACGAATTAAAAGCAATAGCAAAATAACAAATGTAATATAAATCACAACTTTTATCTATGGTATTCTTATTAATTTTATTCGTAGCATTATTAATTGCTGCGATTATGGTTTTTTATGCATCCCAAAGGAATAGTAAGCCACAGAAATCACCAGTCGTGTGTGCAACAAAACTAAGAAATGTAGTGATGTCTTCAAATCCTATTGATGGCATTCGTTTTGGTGGAGTAATGGGCTTTATGCTTGGTGATAGTTATGAATTCTGCTTGTCCAGATTCTCACATCTTGAAATTAGCGTTGATTCAATAGATAAGACTGGAGCTAACTCTATGATACTTGTTTGGGGTAAAGGAGTTTACGAAAACATCAACGAGGTTCGCTTCATATTTGAAAACAATGAACTTGCTTCTATTGTTATTGATGTTGATTTCTCTAAAGAGGGTATTAGAGATATGTACGGCATCTTGATAAGCCGCATTTGCAGAGTGTTGAAGAATGAGCCAATACTAAGCGATTCCAAACAAACTGCGTGGGCATCTCCTAAAAGTGGTATCATTCTGTTCAGACACCTTGTGCCAATAGCGGAAGAAGAAAACCTCTTGATACAGATAGGCAGCTTGTAGGGATGGCGCCAGCCCCACACGGCATGGGGAGGGCGCTTGCGCCCGTGGGGGCGCTGCCCCCTTATCTCCCCCGAGGATTTTACTCCCCCTTCTCCATCACCTACAGAGAGAGAACACACACATAAGAGAGAGAAGAGAGATAGAAGAACACACCACATAACACATCACGCAACACTCACACAACACGACACAACACCTTTGCCGGCAAACCCTGCAAACACTAAGACTTGGTACGGAGAAGGTATAGAGAGGGTACGGAGCGGGGCTATATCGCATCCATCTGGCTTCTTTCTAGATGAGCGGAAAATCCTGCACGAAACTCCGAAAACTACGAAAACCCCACAAAATCAGCCCTAAAATGCCACAAAACGGCTCTTATATGGCTCAAAACTCACGAATTTGGGAGAAATCCCTACCATCTGCCCGAAAATCGCAAAAATCAGCGAAAATGAAAGGAGTTCGCTTTTGATTGCACCTGCACAACATTCAAATGCAGCGTTAAATCTTCTTAAAGCCTTTCTTATGCGAACGTGCGTACCTATTAATGCAAATGGGCTTTTTGTTTGCAAAGTAACTTCATTTGTGAAATAAGAAATAACTTTACTCTATCTTTTTATTCATCCTCTAGAACGACTGAGACTAAAATCCACAATATCAATCACTTGTAGTTTTATTACAATTAGTGCTTTTATTTACAAAATTGGCTGTTTTGAGGGTGATGAGGGATGAGGGCTTGGGATGGATTGCGCCCCGACAAACAGACTAGTGGTTGGAGGGGTAAATTTTCACGACCGGAAACACGGCAAAAGCTATCGCCAAATATTATATATTTGCCCTCGTAAATCAAATAATTGCAATTATGAGTGAAATTTTAGCAAGAATCCCAAAGAATTTGACCTCTTCCCCAGTGCTTGGGGAGAAGAAGGAGTGGGTATTGGGCGCAGCATCCTTGGCGCTTGGTATTGGTTCGTCTCTGTTCGGTGCTAACAAGGCGAAGAAGGCGGCTAGACGAGCACAAGCCGAGAATCAGTACAGAACGAACGCTGAGAAGGCTTGGTACGACAAGAACTACAATACTGACTACCTCGACACGAAGGCAGGACAGAACCTTATGAGAAGAGCGCAGGAGGTGCAGGATGAGTATATTCGCAAGGCTGATGGCGCTGCTGCCGTTGGCGGTGGAACTGCTGCAAGCGTGGCACAAGCGAAGGAGAGTGCTAACAAGGCGATGGGCGATACGATTGCCAATATCGCAGCGCAGGACACTTCACGCAAGCAGCACGTTGAGGATGCTCACCTTGCCAACACTCAGCAGTTGTCTAGGGAACGTCAGCAGATTGAGCAGCAGAAGGCGCAGAACACTAGCGATGCAGCCCAAAACGCTTCAAATGCCCTATTCAATTTCGGTGTGAACCAATTGGGGTCAGAACTCGAAGGAGCTAAGTCGCAGGACAGCAGCAAGTTAGCAAATCCAACACCGTCCCTTGATAACAAGAATGTAACAGACATCAGCACGGGGCTATCACACAAGGCTGATGCGAACGGACTTTTGAACCCGAACGCATCCAATAACCAGTTGGCTGGTGGCACGATGCTGGATGAAGCGGTAGGCAACCTCAACAAGAAGAAGCCGAAGGTTCCTCACCTAGGAGTGTAGGGCTGGGAATGTGAGGAGTGAGCGACTGGCGAGGCAAGGGCAGGCAAGGCATAGAGGGCACCCCAAGACCCCCCACCCCCTTTGACCACCGTTTGTAATTATAGTATATAAATACATAAATAAAAATCCCGCCACCCCCCGCCCCCCTCATTTTGGATTTCGGTTTTCCGATTTTCCCCACCCCTAAATTTTCGAGAAGTGTTAATGAAGTTAAACATTAAAATAATATAGATATGACATTTGAAGAAGCAAAGAAGATATTAGAGAAAGAAGGTTTCGTGCCAGAGCAGTTTCTTGGTGTACTGGTCGAAGACGTCAAGGCTGCTTCATGGGAAAAGATAGAAGTAGGTGAAGCTATGAAAGTTGTTGCGGAGAATGGTTATTTTCCTTTTATGGAAAAATCAAAGTACAAAGAGCGCAAGGCTCGCTTGAAGAAGGAGTACGAAGAGAACACCAAGGCTCCCGGTTCTGCCGAGAACCGCATCAAAGAAGATTCTGGTGTAAACCCTGCCCTTGAAGAATCAGCCTCCCAGTTCAACGATGCCTTGTTGGATGAGCAGGCAAAGAAGATTGCAGAGCTTGCCAAGGATAAAGAGCTAATGAAGAAAGCCACTCATTCGCAGTTAGATGATTTCATTGAGATTTATAACTTGCTAACGAAGGAAAGCCCGAAGACCAAGAGATTGGGCAAGGAGATTGCTAAACTGAATGGCATCATCCATGACAAGAACGCAGTTTTGGCTGACGTTGCAGAGGAACTTCGCCTTTCGAAGATTCGTGAGAAGAATCTGACCGAGGTAAGCCAGAAGTACATGAAGAAGAACGAGGAGCTGAGGAAGGAGCTTGCAGACAAGGTTATTGACAAGATTGATGCTCAGGCTTTGAAGAGTGCCGAGAGTGCTCTCGCTTGGAAGGAGAAGGTGATTTACTACAAGGATATGGCGATTGCCTACAACGAGAAGGAGATTGCCGACTTGCAAGAAAAGTTGAAGTCAATCTACAAGAATCGTCACATCGAGCGTGTCTATAAGAAGAAACTGGTCGAGAAGGACGAGGTGATTGACAACTTGCATAAGGAGTTGAAGGCTCAGAAAGGCTTGGTAAACCATATTAGTAAGAAATATGATGGTGCCAAAATTAATCTTAATCTTCGCATGAAGGAATGCGAGAAGTTGAAAGAGGCGTTGGATGAGGCTAATAAGCATCAGCAGCAAGCTTATAGGTCTTGTACTGATAAGAACAATGAGATTAGAGCTTTGAAGTTGCAAATTAGCGCATTGGAGAAACGTGGTAACGGTATCGACTGGAAGCGCAACGCTGATGCTATCAAGTTGTATGTTAACCGTGCTTCTCATGAGCATCTTTGGAATCCTATCAGTCAAGACATTTGTAACGAGAAGGAACTGAGTTTCATTATCAATCATGGAGGTAAGCGTGTGAAGTATGCGCTTCATTTCGATGGTACCGATATTGTCTATGAGTGCTCTGATCCAGACAAGAAAAACAACGACCTGATGGTTGGGGTTGATATTGCAGAGGAAGGTGCAGACCTTTCTGGCGTAATTGTATTGTGCGGCAAGAATTTGATTGATGCAATAAAGAAAATGAAGTAAGATATGCCAGTAAATAATCAGAATCCACAGCAGCAGAAAAGGGTACCTGTTTCCATTAATGGGTACCCTGAGGCTGCACATGATATGATGAGGGCTAAGTACCCTGATTATGATCAGGTGATGGGATTGGGGAACCAGACTATGCAGGGTGGTCCTAGTGGGCAGATTCCAGCGGTTGCTCCCCAACCTATGAATGTGAATGTGTTTCAGCAGAATGGGGGCGTTACCGGCAAGCTGGAAGCTCCTGCTGTTCAGCCTCAGCAGACACAGCCGGCGGCTTCTTCCGTACAGACTCCCTATCTTGGTGATGCAGCAGAGAAGACTCAGCAGCCTCAGACCAGTTTCGAGGGAATGCAGCAGCCTCCTACAGGATGGAAGGCGGACGGTACACCAAGCTATGATGCGCTTTCTTCCGCTTTAAGTGGCTACCAGACGGCACAGAGCAAGCAGGTTCCAGAGTTCCAGGCAGACCCTTCACAGAGAGATGGCGGCTTTTTCGGGTGGCTCGGCAAGCTGATTCCCAAGAGCCGACCGGGTATGCGTGAGGGCGAGACTCCTGATGAGTATGACCGCAGAATCACCACCAACAGAGAGCGTATTGCTGCATTCGCCGATGCCATACGTCACATGGGCAACATCGTGAATGCTTCCAAGGGTGCGCCTTTGCAGGTGTTCAACGACCCTACAACCATGATGGAACAGGGGTATCAGAACCGCAAGGCTCAGAGACAGAAGCAGGATGCCATTGATGCTGATGCGGCTTACAAGCAGGCAAATCTTGACCTTAAGAGTGCTGCCGCCAGAGCAGATCAGGCTTACAAGCTGTATCTGGCAGGGCTTCGTGGCGATAATGCACAGCTTGCCAAGGATAAGTTTGAGTACCGCAAGGGCAAGGATGCGGCTACCGCCCAGTATAAGCAGGAAAAGGACCAGCGAGACTTCGAGTATAAGCAGGGACGTGACAGGGCAAAGGATGAGCAGACCAACAGAAGACTGAACATTTCACAGTATAATGCTACCCATAAGGGAAGCGGACGTGGACGATCAGGCGGCGGTGGAGGCTCTTCTGCCAAATACGTAACTTGGGATGCAGAAGGCAAGCCTCATTACGCATCCAACAAGACCATGTATGAAGCAAATGAAGCTTACTACAATGGAAATACTTCTGGCAATTCATCTACTTCAAGCAGCAAGGAAGTGCCCAATACGGATGGCTCTACTACAAGAACTACCAACAGACAAAGCGGTTCTTCTGTTGCACAGAGAGCAGGAGCGCAGAGAAGACAGAGAGAAGAAGCCAGAAAGAGGGCAGCAGCAAAGAAACCAGCGACAAAGGGTTCTGGCGGTGGAAAGGGCAACCATAATGCTCTGAATAATTGGTTTAAGAAGAACAATAAATAAACATATTATATATGGGATATGACAGAATAGATTCGATGTACGATGCGCTTGTTTCCGACGGAGCGCAGATTGGTACCAGACAGCAGTTCAAGAAACTGATGCTTGCGCCGGGCAATGAAGGTTACAGAAACCGACTCGGCTTCTATCAGGCGATGAAGCAGGACGGTGCGAATATCGGTGCCACCTACGAGGATTTCGGAAGGGCACTCGGTCTTCATGCCGTGAAGCCTCAGCATAAGGCGAAGCCATTGGCGCAGAAGCCAGTTCAGCCTGTCAAGAAGCAGACTATGAAGCAGAGAGCGCAGGAAGTCGCAGCTCAGTATCAGAAGTCAAGGCAGCAGAAGGCTCAGCAGCCTAGAACGGCTACTACTTCTGGTACGGACTACATGCAGAACTGGCGGTTGATGCACATGCGCAACGACCAAATGAACCCGATGCAGCAGGCTCAGGCTAGTAATGCGCGCGCACGCATGCAAAGAGCACAAGAGCAGTCGGCACGTCAGGAACAGCAGAGAGCTACCCCTATCAGCAGAAGCAGAATAACCCCTACTGCCAAGAACTTCAACGAGACGATGCAAGAGCTTTCTACTCCAGAGGCTAGACAGGCTAGAGCCAAGCAGCAGAGAGAGGACGATGCTAGGAATCTTGCCCAGTATGAGGTTGAGGGCAATAACTTTGTGATGAATGACGGCAAATATGGAACCATTGCGCCTGAGATTGATTCTCTTGTTGCCCCTTCTATGAAGGAGGCTGATGATTTGTCTTGGTCTCAGTATCAGAAGGATTTGCAGAAAGCTGGCAATGATGCCTATCTTAGAAACAAGGCGTGGAAGGATTTGCAGGACAACAGAATCAGGAACCGACAGAATGTACTTGCCGACACTCTTAGTTCTAAGTTGCAGGAAATATACTCTCAGAAGGGATTGCAAGAGCACATCATACAGAGCGCCGACAAGCTGAATATGGGCGTTGAGGAGTACGTTGACAGGTATGTTACTCCTCAGATGATGCAGCGTGCCCAGAATATACTGGGCGTTAAGAACATCGAGGAGATTTTACCTCAGAGTGCCACGGAATATGTGGTGAGAAGACTCAGCGATTCCATCTTAGGAACATTGTCTGCCGGACAGGACAAGTCGAGAGAGCAGATTGCCAGAGAGCAGGAGGCTATGGCTATTTCAGACGGTTTAGAGAAAATGCCTACCGTAAAAGGCTACAAGGCTAACGAAGGCTACAAGTCTGGCGTGGGCGCACGTTTCGTTTCTACGGCGGCTAACATGGCGATGGACTCCCCTATTCTCGGAATGACAGGCAGCGCATCCAATTTGACCGTGGATCTGGGGAAGCAGGTCCTGATGAAAGGTCTCGCCAAGGCTGGAGTTGTGAAGATGGGAGCCAAGCTTACCGCACAGCAGTTGGCATTCAAGGCTGCAAACATGACGATGGCACAGAAGATTGCTTCTGGCTTGGTGGAGGGAACGGCGAAGAGTGCGCTCAATCTGGGCGGTTATTCCAGTATTACCGCAGCCCTAGGACAGGCATCCACCGGTGACGATACTTCATTGTCGGCATTGGGTCAGGCGGCATTGGGAGGATTCGAGCATGGTGCTACCACTGGTGCGATGTTCGGAGTATCGGGTGCTATCATGGCTCCTTGGGTGTCAAAGTTCGGTATCACTGGCTTGGAGAAGAGCACAGGCGAGAAATGGCTGCATGGCACACAGAAGCTTGGTGCTACTGCCGCAGGTCTTGGCGTTGAGGCTGGAACCATGATGGTTGCCGACAATATCACAGGCGATAAGGATATTTCATTTGGCACTTGGCTTGAAGACGTGGTGATGGTGGGCGCATTCAAGGCTGGAGAGCCTAAGAATTACGCTCATATCGGTAATGCCTTGTATAATCTTACCCGTAACACGAACAACACGTTCCGTGTAGGAAAGGATGAAAACGGCAAATGGAGAACGGTTGATATTCGTATGACGAAGGATGAGCAGAACGAGCTGATTTCTTCAGTATCGGGAAAGAACTTGATGGATGCTTTTGTGGATATTGATGCAAAAAGTAAGAGTGTTCGTGACAAGAAAGGAAATCTAACATTAGATAAGCATATTGCAGAATCTTTATATAAAGAATTTATGGCAGACCCAGAGGTTTCTCAGAGAACCAAGGAGAAGGTGAACGCAGCGATGGGACTGTTCAATACCACAAGGGGCAGAAGTTACCGAAGTGTGAACGATGTACAGAATAAGCAGATTCTTGAATATACCAAGGATGGAACGCTTCTTACACGTACATCTTATAAGAACGCCGATGAGCGCCGTGCCATCCTTTACAAGCAGAAGCTTTATCGTGACAATGATGATATGTTCTCGCTGATTGGCTATTCCAAGATGAAGGATATGCAGCTGACTGATGAGGACGGAAATGTTACCAGTCTGGCACTTGGATTCCTTAAGGAAAACGGATATGATGAGAACAAGGATATTACAGATCCGAAGAATGCTCAGTTGATTAATGACTTGCGCAACCCGAAAAGTGCGCTCTATCTTGACTGGGAGAAGTACGTGGATAAGAACGGATTGTATGGCTATCTAAAAGCAGGAAGCACAGAGGTTGCAGGTGGTTTCTTGAACGCAATGAAGGAGATTATCAACGATAAAGGACAGATGATTGTTGATATTGACAAAATCATGCAGAAGGACCCGATGAAGCGTACCGATGAGGAGAACAGAATCTTCTATCATGTGAAGAGAGCACTCGAAGATGAACTTTTCCCTAGCTGGAGACCACACGCAGACCAGTCTGCCAGCCAAGGTAAGACGGTAGCCGAGGAGAATAAGCTCGGTACAGATAACCCTGATGGCGGTGTCGTGGTTGATGAATTGCGCAATCTCCATAATGCGGAACAGGCGGTTGATGAAGCGATGGAGAGCAACGATGTTTTCAAGCAGACCTTCGAGAAGCTGCACCAGCAGGGCTTGACACCGGCACAGATTTACGATGCACTCATTCAGAATGGATTGATCGAAGAAGAATTGACCCCACTTGCCCAATATATTAATGCGAACGCTAGAGTGCAGGGTATGCAGCAGGCCACTGCTGATGCCATCGAGGAAAACGTGAAGAGCTTTGTTTCTGATTGGAGCTATCACGGAACATTGAACGGTCAGGCGATGAATGGCGAGCAGGCTTTGTATGTACAGTATAGCAACGGAAGAACACTTCTTGTTGGTTCGGGTGATGTTGCCTTCGACCAGACTACAGGTAGAGCCAAGGAAGGCAGCGGTGATATGCTTGTCTGCTTCGACCCTAATACAAGGGAAATGGTTTATGTGAAGGCAGACGAGGTTACTCTGTTCCAGAATCAGCCTATCGACCAGTTTTCTGCAGAATATCGTCAGAGATTGCAGATGAAGAACTCTGAGCCTTACAATCAGGCGGCACAGGAACAGGCGATGCAGGATGCTGCCAAGGCGCAGCAGAAGCAGGGAACAGCGAATATCAGTGAAAACACCGGGTCAGAACCACGACCACAAAACGAACCTAAAAATGAAGTTTCTTCTGAAAATCAAGAGGTTAATGGAGGCCGCGAATCGGGTTCTGAAGAGCCGCGTCCCCAGCCTCAGCCTAGCAGAAAGTTTGCCGATGGTTCCGATGTTCCAATGGCTACGGATAGTAAGGGAAGACCTACACCTGACTATGAGAAAATGACTCCAGAGCAGAGTGCTGAGATTCTTACTGAGGATTTCGGGGATAATGCCGAGAAGGTAGTGGACGGACAGATTCAGAAAGCAGAGAAGGCTTTGAAGGATGCCGAGAAGATGAAGGTGGACTATACCGCCGAACCTAACGACATCATGGAGCAGGAGACTTTGAAGAATCAGACTATTGAAGCTGCCAAGAAGCAGTTGGATCACGCTCGGAATATCAAGAAGGCTATGACTGCCAAGAAGGTTGCGGAGACTGTGGGTAAGACAGAACAGACTGAGGGCGCACATGAGGCTGGCAGCGTGGCAGCACAGAAGTTTGTGAATGCGCCTAGACTGGTAGGCAACAAGCGCACAAGAATGCTGCCTGACGGAGAGACCAAGATTAAGGGACACTATGAGATTGTTCCGGCTGAAAGTCTTACTCCTTCTCATGATGTGAATAACGACTATAAAAAATCAGAGGGATTCCCTACCGATGCTGAGGGCAGAACCGTGAATGACCGTGACTATGAGCACGACAAGGCGGCTCAGCAGAATACGGACCAGATTGCCCGAAAGTATAACGGTATGGCTATCGAGCAGGTGCCAGTGGTATCTGACGAGGGTATCGTATATGATGGTAACGGTAGAACGATGGCAGGACAGAAGGCTGCAAAGGAAGGCACGGACGTAGAATACATCAACGACCTTCTGGAGAATGCTGAGAACTTCGGCTTTACTAGAGAACAGATTGAGCAGAGCGGAATCGAGCATCCACGTCTGGTATTGGTGACCGATGAGAGATTGCCGTACGATACGGCTACCTTCTCCAAATTCAACAGAAACGAGAAGAAGACACAGAGCAATACCGAACAGGCGGTAGCCAAGGCTAAGACCTTGACTTCTGACGAAGTAGGTGCTATCGTAGCCGAGATTGAAGGAAATGGCTCTCTTGATGCATTCTTTAACAATTCCAAGGCAATAAATGACTTGGTGAAGACGTTAGCAGATAAAGGCATCATCGGACAGAACGAGGTGGCACAGATGATGGATAGTCCTGAGCGACTTTCAGCACAAGGCAGGGAGTATGTGAAGAACCTTCTTCTGGGTTCAATCTTCAAGCCAGAGACTATCAGAATGCTGGGCATCGACTCTCCGGTGAAGAATAAGGCTATCAACGCTATCCGCTCGGTGATGGACAACATGAAGCTGGGCGAGTTCTCTCTTCGTGATGAGATTGATCAGGCTATCCAGTTGCTCTATGAGGCAAGACAGGGTGGCAACAAGGTTGATACGTTGCTGAGAACACCAGACATGTTCGGTGAGGATGCGGCTAAGCGTTACTCTTCTATTTCTCAGATGATGGCTTTGGCACTGGAAGGCAAGGTTGCGGATTTCAGGGATTTGCTTGATGAATACAACCGCATCGCTGCATCCAGAAATACTGGCGAGGGCAGTATCTTTGAGGCTGCTCCTACCAAGGAAGAGTTAATTAATGAGTATTTGAACTTTAAAAAATGGCAAGATTATGGCACAGGACATTCAGAAACAGAAGGAAGCCATGATGTTTCAGGCGTTGAAAAACCTCAACAGGAAGCATCAGGAGGAAATGAACCAACAGAAGCAGGAGAAGGAAGAGTAAAGTCTGACCTTGACCGCATTACCGAGACCGATGAGGAATTTGAAAATGAGCGTAAAGCTATTGTCAGAAATGCCAAGGAGAATGGTACTTTTATGAAAGCACCAAATGGAAGAATCAGCAACCTAGATAAAATATCTTGGATAACTGTTCGCACTAAGGAGTTTAAAAATTGGTTTGGAGATTGGGAAAACGACAAGGAAAATTCCTCTAAGATAGTTGATGAAAACGGAGAGCCATTAGTCGTATTTCATGGAAGTGATTATGAAAATGATAGCACAAAAGAAGGAGATTGGTCTAATAATGCCCTTGAATATGCTACATATTTTGCTCCGTACAAATATGCTGATAATTCGTTTAGCTATGCTGCATTTTTAAATATCAGAAATCCTTTTTATGAGCATCACGATTTTTCAGAGGAAATGATTCAAGAAAAAGATTTCTTCGAAAAATTTGTTACAAAAAAAGGATATGATGGAATAATCGGTGGAGAAACAGAAAACATAAGAAAGACAAAGGATATATTCGAGGCTAGAGAAATCGTCGCTGTATCTCCTGACCAAGTAAGAGTTATATCGGATGTTGATGGCTCAACTATAATTAGCAGACAAGATTTCGCTCAACGGAAAATAAAAGCTCAAGAAGATTTTGAGAAACAGAATGGTGATGAAGGCGGTCTCCCACTCCTTCCTAAAGAAGAGAAGCCAGACCCTACTTTTGATCCGATTGCGGCGGCTGCCAAGGAGTTTAAGAAGGAGCATCCTCTGACCGAGGAGGAGATTATGAAGGCGGACGTGGACGATGTGGTGAAGGATATGGCTCTGGACTATCTGAACGGAGACGTAACTGATGATCTGCACCGTGCTATCTACGAAAGTATCTTTGCCAAGACTAGAGAACAGAAGGCTGAACAAAAAATTGAGACTCCTAAAGCGGAGCCATCTGCTGACCCTATGGAGGGAATCAAGAATGCGGCAGAAGGATTCGAGAAGGAGAAGAAAGCTAAGGCTGAGACAGAGAAGAAGCCTCAGCAGACGGCTGACGATGCAGCGGTAGCAGCTTCCAACAAGAAGGTTAATGACCTTTGGGATATGCTCAAGAATGCCGGCAAGGATGAAACGTCTGCTTCGTTCATCGGTCTTAACTCTAGACAGCTGGAGGTATTGCCTAAGCTGGTGAGCGCCATGGCGGAGAATGCTTATCTGAGAATCAAGAGAGGCATGCACAATCTTGAAGACGTGGTGAAGGAAATGCGCAAGGAGTTTGCCCCTGCTGCCAAGGTTTTCAAGAAGGAAGACGTGGATGCCATCTATGAGCAGATGATGAATATCCGCTATCGTGATGGTGAGCAGCGCATGAGCTTGAAGGAGTGGGCTGACTACTACGAGAAGACTTCACCTAAGCATCAGGAGAATCTGGTGGGTGACTCCAAGACTGCCGAGGAGAGAAAGCTAACGGAGAAGAAGTTTATGGACCGAGTGAACACTCGTCTTGGCTTCGGACAGAAGATTAACGGTATCTTGGAACTGAGAAAGATGGCAGAGGAATGCGGCTTGAAGGATGTGGAGGACACAGACCTTCAGGAGCTTGCTGAAACTGCCATTGTTAAGCGAGCAAGAGGTATCGCTTCTTCTGAATCAACCAATAATGCCGAGAAATTCAAACGCATCAAGACACTCTATGAGAACCAGCCTAGCCTCAACCAGCGTGATTCTGAGCGAGTGATGAAGCAGCAGTACTCTACCCCTGCCCCTTATGCTTTCCTTGCAGATATGTATGTGAAGGGTAACGGTAAGGGGATTGAGAGTGCTCTGGAGCCTAGTGCCGGCAACGGCATGCTTACCATCGGCTTGCCAATGGATAAGGTGCATGTGAACGATATCGATGCCCAGCGATTGGCGAACCTGAGAAGACAGGGCTTCAGGAATGTAACCAGTCAGGACGGAACCCAGCCTTTTGCAGATAAAGATGTTGACGTGGTGGTGACAAATCCACCATTTGGTAGTGCTACCCCTAAGGAGTATGATGGCTATAAGATTTCTTCTTTGGAAGGACAGATGGCTATCAATGCCTTGGAGAGCATGAAGGACGATGGTCGTGCTGCTATCATTATCGGTGGCAACACGGAATACGCCAAGAACGGAAGTCTGAGACCAAAAGACAAGGCTTTCCTTGGTTATCTCTATAGCCACTATAATGTGGAGGACGTGATTAATGTGGATGGTGGTCTCTACGCCAAGCAGGGAACCAGCTATCCTACACGTATTATTTTGATAAACGGAAAACGCTTGAATGAAAATGCCTTTCCACCAGTAAAGGATAAGGCTAGAGCCGAGACCGTGAAAGATTATGACGAACTTTATAAACGAATTGAAGATGATATACTACGAGGTGAACGGATGGATTCTTCCATCGGAGGAGAAACAAGAAGTGCTCAACCAGAACTTAATCAACAAGGCGCTGCTGGTAC